AGAGGACGCCGACGCTAGCCGCTGCCGCGAGCGTGCTGTACGAGCCAACACCGTCGCCGCCAGCGCCAGCGGTGCCGCCGGATGCGTTTCCGCCAGCACTCGCCGCACCACCGCCGCCGCCAGAGCCACCAGAGCCGAACGGCCCCGTACCGTTGCCACCGCTAAATCCTTGACCGCTTGTTCCGCTGCCGCCATACGATCTCTGGTCGGTGGTAAATCCGCAGCCGCCGCCGCCGCAGCCTCCGTCTTTGCCTTGATAGTTACCGCCAAACGATCCGCCGCCACCACCGCCAACGGCAGCGGCCAGAAGGCTGGCGAACGAGGAGTTTGTGCCGCTTGTGCCGGGAGAGTTTGAGCCAACGCTCGCGCCACCGCCGCCCACGGTCACGGTGTACTGCACGCCCGAGGTGAATGCCACTTGCGACGAGTAGACCACACCGCCGCCACCGCCAGCGCCACCGACAGACGTGCCAGACCCACCGCCGCCAGCCACGACGAGAACCTCCAGAACGCTACCAGGCATGACGGAACTACTCGCCGCCGAATACGCCCCCGTGCCCACGCCATTCACCGCTGCCACGCGAAAGGTGTACGCGGTGCCGTTGGTCAGGCCGGTGACAGCGGCGGAGGTAGCCGTTGACGTGCCATCCGAGACCGTATTCCACGTTGAGCCGCTGTTGCTGCTGTATTGCAAGACGTAATCTAAGACGGGAGCCTGTGCGATCACACCAGTGGGAGCCGTCCATGACAGCAATGCTTGACCATTCCCCGCTGTGGCTGTGACGCCGGTTGGCGCGGGCGGGACAAACAACGCACGCAGCACAGCGTCAGCCCCGCCAGTCGCGGACAAGACGCCGTCAGCGATTGACAGGCCCGAGCCGACCTTCACTCCGCCTAGCGTTGACTCCGAAGCAGTCGGCAGCTGGAACGAGCCGCTAAATTCCCTAATGGTCCCTGCGGAGTCCTTGTAGTACAGCTTGCCACCAGACGAGTGATAGTTGAGTGCAACTTCCCCAAGTTCCAAGGCCGTTGGCGCGGCACCCTGGACGGCAGATCGCTTTAGTTTGATGATGTCGCTCATGCGTACACGCCCCCATCCAAGGTTCTGCCGTCAGCCACTACCGAAAGAACACCGTCTGGCGCGGTCAACCCAGAGCCGACCTTAATCCCGCCGAGAACGCTGGAGGTCGCGGTTGGGATGGCCCCCCCACCCGCCAAAGCCGCCACGCCACCCGCAGCCGTCCGGTAGAACAGGCGACCGTCCGCCTGGTTCACGGCCACCTCCCCGTCCTCCAGCGAGGCGGGAACGGCGTTTGCGGTATTGCTACGTTTCAGTCGGGGGGGCGGCATGAAAGTCCTGCGAAATGGGCCTAAAGACTATTGTCCCTCACCCACGTCCCCGTCGCCTCGTTGAGCGTCCAGCCATCGCCGGGGCATGGCGGAATGAACGCATCAAGGTCATCACTGTAGGAGTAGCCGATGCCTGCGTAGTTCATGCGAAACGGCACGCCGCCGTTGCCGTGCTGCCCGCCGCGAGTGTGGTAGCTCGTCCGCAGACACCGCTGCCCACGGATCTCGCCGTAGTGCTGCTCCCAGTCGATGCCGCCATCACCCTCGTCGCGGCCGACGATGACCTCTGTAACTACATTGTCGTCCGAAACAAACGCATAATGCGCCATGAATTAACTCCAAGTAACTGTGCCGGTGCCTGCTGTGATGGTCAGCACCGTGTCTGTGCCGACTGTGTTGCGAGTAAACGTCAATCCCGACGAGAGAGTGGCGACGGCCTGCGAGGCGTCCCAGCGGAGGATGACAACGCCAGAGCCGCCCGCCCCCCCGTTGGACATTGTTGATCCGTTTGAAGACCCACCTCCCCCACCACCTCCACTACTTGAAAGGCCGGAAGATCCTGCCACGCCAACCGTGCTAGACCCAGCCCCACCTCCTGCCAATCCTCCAGCACCGGCTGAAATCTGATGCCAAGCCCCAGCACCGCCGCCGCCGCCATAATAATATGCCGTGCCTGTTATGGACGATAAGAACCCAGTCCCTCCCCCACCAGAAGCATTAGGAACGCCATTAGCGCCAACGCCTCCAGCCCCTCCCCCTCCAGCACTAGGTGAACCGAATGCGCTAAGAGAGATGCCTCCCGCAAATCCTTGCGATGGCACAAGACTTGGGTTACTGGCAGAAGTAGATGCCGAGCCAGCAGCGGTGGCGGCAGATGGATTTGATCCTCCACCACCACCTCCACCTATGGCAATAACTGGACCGAAACGAGAAGAAGAACCAAAAACCGTCAACGTCCCGCCAGCCCCGACTATTACGGAAAGGGCCGTGCCTAGCGTAATCCCAACTACTTGATCAAGCACTCCGCCACCGCCACCGCCTGCGCCGCCCTTTCCGGCAGAAATCCCCGGACCGCCGCCACCGCCACCGCCTAAGACTAAGGCCCGGACAGACAATAGCTTCCTCGGATCCGCAGTGCCGCTGAACGGCCCCTGCACGGGCGTGACAATCTGCCCACCTAGTCCATAGATGCCTTGGTTCACAGGTCAGCCCCAAGAGCGGTGACGTGCGTGGCCTGTGCGACTGATGTGGTCACGCGGACAGACCAAGACGCAGACGGCAGGATTAGATTGTTGTAGGTGTTGCTGACGCGAGTCTGCTGCACGGTGGTGGACCCTGTCGCCGCAGCAACCGTGATCTCGTCGAAGTGCCAGTAGGTCGTTCCGTCGTACAGAAACACGCGGACGATAGCCGCCGCGCTCGTCGCCGCCAGCTTCACAACGATTTCAGCAATGCGAGTGCCCGTGCTTGCACCTGTGATGAGCGTGCCCACGTTTGTCGGCGCGGTGTAGCTAGATTCTGCCGTGGCGATGCTGACGGCACCGATGCGAGGCGTGACTGCGAATACTGGATCGGCTGCCATGAGATGCTCCTATCGAAAGTTTGCCCACAAATAAAGTCTGGTCGCCGCGTGCTTGTGAGTCGTTGCCGCTGCGCCGATGGACGCTGGCGTGATAACATCCGATCCGCCCGTGGCGTGGGTGCTGGCGTGGCTTGAGACATTGGCGACCAAGTCCCAAGTGCCGTAGCTTGTCCACTGGTACAGCCTTCCGCCTTCGGTGGCCTGTTGTCCAACGGTCGGAGATGAAGGAAAGCTCATGTGTATGTGCCCCCGTCCATGCCGGCGGCAATGCCGCCAATTGTTCCGATCTCCGCATACACCGAGTCAGCAGGCACCCAGCGGTACAGGCGTGACCGGCCCGCATCCAGATACAGAGTCGATGACGAGCCCGTCGCCGGAAAGCCGGTTGCGCTGGAGTAGGCCGCAAGGGCTCCGCCACCTACTTCCACCATGCTGCCCGATGCGTTCTTGATCCACAGCTTGCCGGCAGAGGAGTCCCACGCCGGTTCGCTAGTGACGAAGTCTGACGCCGATGGGGCCGCGGAGCCTGTGCGAATGGTGATCTTGTTGCCGCGAGGCATCAGTAGGTTCCGCCGTCGATGTCCGAGCTTGGGGCCAAATAATCCGTGCCGGCCACCGCTGCGGAATACGCTGTGCCATTACCCTTCAGGAGCCCTGACACGGCAGAAGTCAGACCCGTGCCCCCGTATCCCACAGCAACAGACGTGCCCTGCCATGTGCCGCTGCTGATGGTGCCAACGCTGGTCAGGCTGGAGCCGGTGACGCCAGAGCCGAGCGTGGTTGCAGAGAGAACAGTGGATCCGTTGATCTCATACACCTTGCCGGTCAGGAGGTTGAAGTCCTGGTTGCTCGTCCAAGCTCCGGTTGCGCTGACCCAACTCAGCGTCTTGTCGCTGTTGCCTTTGAGCGTGATGCCGCCGCCGTCTGAGGTGGCGTCCGAAGGAGATGCGGTATCGCCAAGGATGACGTTGATGTCATCGACGCTAACCGTGGTGCTGTTGATGGTGGTGGTCGTACCGTTGACCGTCAGGTTGCCGCCTACCACCACGTTGCCAGAGAACGATGCCCCAGACAGAAGCGCATAGTTTGCCAGCTGCGAACTGACGTTGACATTTGACACGGCCGAGTCAACGTACGAAGTCGTTGCGTACGCGCCACTGCCGCCGACGGCGATGATGCTCGTCGCCGTTCCGCCGGCGCCGCCCGTGCCCGTGCCGTAATACAAAATATTCGTCTGCTCATTGTAGGCCAATTCTGCGTTGGCCAGGCTACTGGGAGCCCCAGCGCCACCGCCACTTGACCGTCGCTTAATGCGTACTGTTGCCATCAGAAGTTACCCCCGTCTACAAGTTGCGTTTCCGCGTAATTGCGCCACTTGCCGTTTGACCAGCGCAACACATCGCCAGTCTTGATGTCCGTTACTTCCACGTCGCTGGACGATGGGAGCGAGAATCTCAGAGCGTTGAGTAGGTACGGCAAGTCGGCCCACCTCGTCACGCCGTCGCCAATTTTGATGGCACCAGAACCAAAGGCCGGGTCCGTGTAACTGAAAGTGTCCGTGGACGAGGGGTCACTAAGCGGCACATCCCGCTCATACCCCATCTCGCCGGCCGCAAGGATCGGGTTGGTTGCAGCCCACTCTGCGGCCGTACCGCGCCGGAACTGAACGAGCCTGTAGCTCACACGCCCCTCCCCTTGGCACGGTAGGCATGCTTCTCAATCACCTTCTCGCGCAGGTCACTCGTCTTTGCGGACGGGTTCTGCCGCTTGGCCTTGGCCACTTCCTCGCGGACAATCTTTTCACTGATGAGCTTGCGCTTCGGATCCGCCGGGCCCGGGTCATAGTTCACCGTGCCGGTCACAGACAGGCGGCGCTTGTGGGCGACCTTCAGGATGTCATCGTTGTTCGACACCCACGCCTCTGGATCTCTCCAGCCGCGGTTATCTGCCAGCCCGCCAACGTAATGCTTGCCAGAGATGTTGATGCCGGCCTTCTTGGTTTCAGCCGCCACGTACTTGGCTTGGCGAGGAGGCATGTCATCCAGCTGCTGGTTGTTCATGCGGCGCTCCATGAACGCCCGGTCGGTGCCAGACGTTCCCGGTGGAGTTTGCGTGGCGACCATCGCAGCCCACTTCTCGCCGTAGGGTAGGGCGCGCTTGTAGGCGGCAATAGCGTCAGCGCCGGCGCGCTTCACGTCAGCTGGGATTTCCATTGGGCTGTCCTTCGGGGGGAGGGGCGTCCTGCGGAGGGGCAGGAGGCGGCGGCGGCGGAACCATGTATCGGGACACGTCCACGTTCATCGCCTTGCCCCAATCCTCCAGCAGGGCGTTGAACAGTTCTGGCCGTCCGGCCTGCAGCAGGCCCTGACTGATCGGAGCCAGGATCTGCATCGCATTGGTAATGTTCTCAATGCGCGTGGCGTTGTTGGGCTTCTTCACCGACCCAGCTTCAACGCGGTACGAATACTCGCGCACCACGGAATCCGGGTCTTCGCCCTGTACGTGCATCTGCCACGCCTGTGCAGCCATCGGGCCCAAGAGCGGCGCAACGTCCTGCGGGCCAATCAACCACCGGGCCAGAAGAGCTTCCTTGCGGGCCACCAGCGACAGAGCGTCTTCCAGAATATTTGCATAATCGTCTGGCCTGACCGAAATTTGCTCTGCCTTCACCTGCGCTTCTGCGGCTGACCGGAACTGATTCCTGGTCATGCCGTAAATGAGTTCTGTCAAACCCACTCGCCGGTCGAACAGCGCCGTGACCTCAGAGATGATGTTGTACATGTCCGATGTGACACCCGGCATCTGGAAGACCGAGATCACATCGTTGACAGAACGGCCGATGGCTTCGGAGATTTCTACGATCTTAAAGCCGCCCTCGTCCTTCTCTAGGATCTTGGCCTTCAGATCGGGGTCGGCCGACTTCGCTACACCGATCAGTACCTGCGCGCTAGTGGCGATGCGCGTGGCCAGGAAGCTCATCGCCCAGTTGATGAACCGAAGCTCACCAATGCCGGGGCGTATGATGGAGATGGGCCAGCTGTAGCCGGGCTTGCCGTGCCACGTAAGCAACGTGAACGGCCAGCCGCCCGGTTCTGCCCAGAACGGGATCGGCCACTGCGCCGCCATGAACATCGACTGGGGGACACCCGTCTCGTCCACTTCTTCCTGCAGCATGGCTTCAGGCATGTTCAGCGGGAAGTCAACACCCTCCGCCACAACGATGTAGCAGTTGGGTCCGAAGGCGTCGAACTTGCCGCGGAGGTCTTGGTCGGAGTTCTTCAGCCGATCACCAAACCCGGTCTTGGAATAGATTTCCCAGTAGACGATGAGGTCGTTCGTCTTCCCCATCTTCTTCTTGTATTCAAAGCCGCGCTCGTTGTTGTCGCCGCGGGACGAGTAGCTTTCGATGTGCCCCTTCAGATCCTCGCGGGACAGGCCGAACTTCTCAGCCACCTCGTCCAACGGCTGGACCCGTTTGCGTGCGGCCCAGCGGATGTCCTCAAACTCATCGGCATCGGGATCCCACACCAAGTTGTCGATGGTGTCGTAGAAACTGCCGGCCATCTTCACCTGCGAGCCAGGCGGAGAATAAAGCTCATGCCACCACACACCCGCACCCTTGATGAACGCTTCCTCAACCACCTTCCGAGAATGCTTCTTTAGGTCTAGCTCGTTGGGGGTATAGTTGAGATAGTCTTCCAACAGGCTGGACACCAGCTTCCGGCGCTCCAGCATCATCTGCTGGTTTTGCAGGCCCTGCTGGTACGCCATCATCCCGGGGTCCGGCATCATCACCGGCTGACCATCGGGGCCAATGATGGGCTGGCCGTCAGGCCCCATGGCCGGCACTGGAGGCTGCGGCTGGATGCCAAGGAGTGCTGCCCCGATGATCGGGTACTCCTTGGGAGTCACCGAGCGATTGGGATTCCGATGGTGGATCACCGCGGTAAAGAGGCGGACGGCCTCCCACACGCGGTTGACCTGCATGCGGAACGCCGGGGGCGTCATACCCTTGTTGTAACCCCTCTCCCCGCGGGCGTACCCGTCCTTCCACATGAAGTCTGGGTCGCCCGCAAAGAAGTTCATCGCCTCATCTGCGTCCTCAGAAAAGGGGCGCTTGTGTTGGAGAGCATTTTTTATGCACTCCTGCCAGCGCATCACTATAGGCCGCAAAGGCTTGTCTAGGCTCATCCTACGATTCTCCAGCTAGCGGGGGAGCCAGAGTCTTGCTGGCCGTTTGCGAGACTTCCAGAAAGCCGTGCGACTTCCTGCCGCAGTGCGTTTAGCTCACGGCATACGTTTGCATGCATCTTTTGATGCTCGCCGCGCGGAACCAGCATCAGATTGTCGGGTGCATTGTTCTTTTTATTGCCGTCAATGTGATGGACTTCTTCGGTCGAAAGCAGCGGCCTGCCCAGCAGGTCGGCAACAACCTTCCGATGCTCCAACACATAGCCATTAGAGGTAGCGTTGGGGTGCTGGGGGCAACGGACGCGCACATACCCGCTACGGTCTATCACGCGCCCGCCTCGCCAACTCCAGTGGCTCGCGCCCGTTGTTGCCTTCGACTTGCCGGACCCCTTGGCGATTCCAAGTTCTTGCGCGCGTCGGCGCACCGTGCTGGCTCCACAGCCAAACCTCTTCCCGATTTCCTCTGCTGTCATGTCCTGTGCGTGATGGAGGTCATGCAGCACCTCCTTTGTCAGGAACCTGAGTTTCCATGGCCCCGCCCACACCTCATGCCCCGCTTCCAGTAAATGTCTTTTGACAGTCGGAAACGATGGCATGTCGGGCAGCTTGGCTATGTGCGTCAGAGGCATGCCGCCCATATGAAGAGCAGCGGCTTTGGCAACATCAAACACGGCTTTAGGCGGCATGGAGACTCCTATAGGTAAGTGTCCTTACTTGCCTTTTCGGGCTTCCAACTCCGCGACTTTCCGTTCCAGAAGCGCCACTTTCTCGGACAGAATGGCGTTCTTCTGGGGCTTGTGTTCCCAGAATCCGTATTCCTTCCAGGCCGGGAATTCATTCACGCCGGGGTCGGTGACATGGTGGACCGAATGCTTCTCAGTCCCGCCGTACCCGGGGGCCAGAGCCCACAGCGTCAGGGTGCGCTGGCTAGCCCTGGTCACCATGGCCGGGACGGGATCGGCACCTTCATGGGCACGGAAGAACACCCAGTCGCCAAGCTCTGCGGTCGGCATTGAATAATCGCTCATCTTCGTCTACTCCCCATTGGCCCGAGAATCACGCAGTTGTCTTCGGACCCCTGCTGCCTGCGGCGTTTCTCCGCGAGGTACTTCACCCACCAAGGATCGGGACCATAGGTCTTGGGGGGTGCGTGGTATTTTGGTTCGTACGCGCAGAGGTACTCCACCGATTGGATGGCATGAACCTCGCCGCGGCTCTGCGGCTCATCGGTCACATAGACCTGACCGTTGACGCTAGTGGTCTTCTTGCGGTAGCGGCGGATCTCGCGCATGAGATTCGGACAGGCGCCCTCCAAGAACTTCAGCTTGGTGGACCCGTCGCCGCGGATGTGCAGCATCTGCCGGACGAGCGCCGTGCGGGCCGGGATGTCATCGGAGCCTGGAATGAATCCGAACCCGCTCATCTGCGACTTGATGCCGCGCTTGCGGAGTTCCTCGGAGTACAGTTCATGGGGAAGACGGCCTGACCCCAAGTCTCTGAGCATGCCGCCGTGCATGTCGATGATGAAAGTCCGGTAGTTCTGTCCATCGGCCTTCTGGGCGAACTGGTCACCAAAGATGAGGGCATTGGCTTGGCGGATGTACAGTTCGTCGTAGATCAGCAGGAACTTCTCGTCCGGCGGCACGGCACCGAAGACGCACGCGAGGACTGTATGGCCAGGGTCGATCGCCACATACCGCGTCCATTCAGCGGGCACCACACCACCGGGTAGATCCTCGCGCCGCAGAACATGCACCGCAGGATTGAACGACGGGTACATGAGCGTGCTTTCCGTGGTGAACTCACCCTCCGCTCGCATGCGAAGCTCGTCCATTCCCAAGGCAGACCACCGCTCAATATTCTTCTTCTTCTCCTCTTGGTCGATGTGGGCGTTATCCAAGAAGCGCAGGGTGAACTTCTTGATAATCGGGTTCTCTTGCCCTTCCTCCTCGGCCTTGTCCGCACGTTCACACAGCCCCAGCAACGCATCGTTCTTACTATGTGGCATCGCACTCCAGACAAACCGGCCTTTACGGTCGGCAAGTCTCGCCTGCATTTCACCGACCCACCGTTCATTATTAATATCCTCATCAATGTGAACTAAGTCGGCCTGAAAGCCCTGCGGTGGTTCGCCCTCTGAGGAGAAGCAGTTGATAGTCCAGCCGTTTGTAAGCTCTGCCTTGTTGAGGTAGCCGGCGTTCTTCAGCACCCAACTCATCTCTTTGATCATGCGAGGCGGGATGAGAGGCGGCGCTGGTTTGGCTTTTGAGGGATCGTCCACCCCGGGCTTAAAGGCCCTCCACTGATTCGTCGTTTCATCCTTGATCATTTTGAACGCACCGGCACGGAACAGCATCGGCACAACCACAAGACCTATGTGGGGCCAGTTCCTCCCTACGATCACAAGGTTCCCGCCCTCCTTGGGATACTTCCCGTAGGGGTCTTGTCCGGTGGCTGCGCGTGCGTCCTCTATGAAACTTGCTGCACTCTTGCCGCTTCTGTTGCCACCGATTAGCAGGCGTTCGCTCACCATGCACTTGTGGAACTCCTCCTGCTTTGGCATCGGGACATAGAGCCGCAGGGCTTCGATCCGGCGCTCAGCCAGTTCGATCTGAACATCGCGCAGCTGGTTGAGAGCGTGCTGCGTGATGCCTTGGACCGCCGGCTCGTCAGGTGGCGGCGGTGGGGGGATCTGTGGGTGCTTGCGCATATTCTCCGCAGTAGTCGTAGTTCAGCGTGATCGGCTGACGGTCATCATCCGGCCCCGCCTGGGGCGGGTATCTCCGACACTTCCCGTGCATTGCCTGCCCCGGCATCGCCTTCCACCACCGGCACTTCTGACACTCCATGCTGCATCTCCTTCAAAGGGATTCCCTGTACTGTGATCGTTGTTGCGGCCTCAAGGATCCGCTGGCGAAGCTCGTCTTCCAGTTCCTCTTCAGTCCAAGCGGTGAGGGGTTTCTTCGCCCCGCCCATCGCCGTGTTCGCGGAGACAAGCCGAACGACGGTGTCCAGCATCTTGGTGCGGAACGCGCCGCCGGACGGTGAGTCGAAAAGCTGCTTCATGTAGCAGTTTGCAAATCCTCGCACCCCACCGAAGTATTCCATCAGAACCTCCAAGAGTTCCGATGAGTGGGGGATGTTCGCTCCGCCGATCCTGGCAGAGGCTACAAAGAGATCGACTGCGCCCTTCTCAATCTCCGCCAACTTCTTGTTGGTCTTCTTCTTGCGTGACTTCTTCTCATGGGCGTTGCGGCACTTGCGGCAGCGTGCGTGAAACCCGTCCTTGGATTTGTGCCAGTGGGTCGGAGTCAACTCATAGGAGTGACCGCACTGGATGCACGCCTTGTATTCAGCCATTCTTTATCGACGGCTTGGTTGGCCGATAGTTCCACTTAGGGCGCAGGTCAACGAGCTTTACGCTGCTGTCGCACTTGGATTCCCAGCAGCTGCGCAGTTTGTCGCTGACACCCCTGGCATCGATGGCCACGGGCTTGCCAACGCACTTGGGTTTCCAGTGACCGGCCCACGCATCCCAGTTGCAGAACACCGGGGAATAGCCAAGGCGCTGCGTGCCGACCAAGGACAGGTCGCGAGTCATCGTCACGTCTTCCGTGGACGCCTTGTTTGCGGCGTACTTGTCGGACCACTCATAGTAGAACCACGGCTTGTCATCTTCGGACTTGGGCTCCGTAAGCTCAAACGCTCGCATGTCGTACATGATCAGGCCGGTCGGAAGGGCGGCGCACTCTTGGATGCCAGCCATCTTGATCGCCGTGTGCCGGTCGTACATCTCCAGCTGGAAGTCCGGGTTGGCGTTCTCGTTCTGCTGGTTCTGCCATCGGAACACATAGACGCACTCCGCGGGCGGCGGGCCGCAGTACGGGGCGCCGATGACCACCGGACCCTTGGCGTAGTGATCCACTAGGAAGTCGAACGATGACTGGAAGAACGGCTTGGCGCCCTCCGCAGTCACCAGCATGTCCGGCTTCATGTCCGAATCGACCATGAGCAGAACATCACACCCGTAGTCGCGTGCCATGAGGACGGCGCGGTTGCGGGTCATGGTGATCGGAGTGTCGGCCAGGTTCCAGATGCGGATGTCTTGGATGCGAGGATCTTTGCTCGCCTCCGACACCATCGGCACCATCCACTCCCGAATGTCGGGAACCTCGGAGCTAATGCCGCCGTTGCCGCCGTAGCTGAACGTGCAGATGCCGACCGTAAACTTGTGCAACATGATCACCTCGGGGGTTGGTGAACTATTGTATAGGCTAGCTAGGCGTTTGCAAGCGGAGATTGACGTGAGAACGGGTTGCGCCAGCCGTTGCGAACCATCTTCCCAGCGTTCTCCCACAGGGCCTGCACGTCATAGCTTGGGGCATTGCGTGGCTGGGGCGTGGAGTACACGCCGCTCTGGTAACTGCCCAGGCGCGCGTTTAACTGGTCGATGAACGCATCTCGCCGCGCGAAGTCTGGCGATTCGCTTGCGGCGCCCGTGAAGTCGGTCGCCTTCTGAGTGAATGCCGCCGGCCGGTAGCCGTCCTGCGCGTAGGCGTAATTACCAAAGTCACTGCTGCCCATCCGCGCGGGAGCGGCCTGGGGCTTGCCGTCAAACCGCAGCTGTTGGCGGTAGTGTTCGCCCGGCGCTGCGTAGGTCGTTGCCGGCTTGGCGTCCTGCGGCCTAGCCTGGTTCCACGCCCGCGCCCAAATCTGGTTGCTTGGTGTGGGTGCGGAAGAAGCGGCGACTTGCGTGAAAGACCCGGGCTTGTAGTCACCAAACCCGTGTTGCTTCAGGATGGCCGAAGGGTCGAATGGCTTCTGGGCGGCTTGGTACGCCTGCTTGTACTGCCCGGTCTTCTCATCGAAGTTGGGAGTGCCGCCAGCCCACACGGTAGCCATCAGCGATCTCCTTGCTGGGTGGTCAGGCCGTCAGTGCCAAGGCCAGTGCCGTAAAGCATTCTGAGTCGGTCGGCATCGTCCTGCGGAAGATCGCGTATCTCAGCGATCAGCTGGCGCAGGAAATCTAAGTTCTGGATTGCTGGTGGGTTGTCCATACAGAAAACGGGGCCAGGATGTTTCCACCCTGGCCCCGCCCCCGAAAGCCCGTGAAGGGCAAATTACGAAGCCCGAGTCTTAACCAGGGCGAGAACAGCCGATCCGGTTGTCGCACCGGCACTCGCCGCAAACCCGATGACACCGATGCCGTTGTCGTTGGCACCAGCGGTGCTGGAAGACAGCGGAGACACCGTCACGCGGCCAGCCGTAGTGGAGGTGCTGGCAGCAGAGGTGATCACCGACAGCCGGTCGCGAACGGCAACGTCCGAACCGGAGAGGGCAACCGACACTTCGGTCGGGCCGTCAACCGTCACCCAGAACACGTCGTTCGCAGCCACACCGCCGGCAGGGAGGAACTCGTCCACCACGCCGCAGAGCGCCTCGTTGGCAACAGACGCATAGCCGTCAGCCGAACCGAACAGGCCAGTGCCCGTGCCGGACAGCCGAACAACTCGCTTGGGCAGCAGAGCCACACCGGATGTGTTCCGAACAGCGATGCACACCTTGCGACGATTGCTGCGGACCTGACCCGTGGTGGGGTTCACGTCGGTGAACTCCTTCACAGCCCCGACCCAGTTGTCGCCATACGAACCAGAAATACCGACCAGACTGTCGTTGGCACCGATGATGCCAAGCGTCTGACCAAGACCGAACGGAGGATCAACTTGCATTCCCATTGTGACTAGAGTCCTTTCTCAGGCGAGAGTGGTGAGCTTGAAGAAGTTACGCGGCGACTTGAACTTCAGGTTGCCGAGCGTCGAAACAACGTAGCGGTACTGCTGCGTGATTTCGTCATAGAACGGTCCCTCGCTATTGAGCAGCTGACCTTCCATGCAGAGCAGTTCGATATTGCCCACAGACAGGCCATATCCGGTGTTGGCGGGAACAGAATTTTCACTACTGATTTCCACGCCGTCCAACTCAAACACATCGGTGAAGCCATAGGACCGCAGGCCGTTGGTGCGGCTGACGATCACGCGCTCCTTGGAGTCCAGCGTGTTGAGGAAGTCGATGAACAGGCGGCGATCAAGCAACACCATGTCCACTTGATCTTCCTTGCTGTCGTTCCGGCGGGTCTGATGAATCGCCTCACGCACAGCCTTCACGCAGTTGTCCTTCCAAGTCGTTCCACCGAAGTAGGACGAAGTGAAGTTGACCTGCACCGGCGAGAAGAAATCAAACTCAGGATCGGCGTAGCCGTTGGGCCAGACGCCGGTTGTCTGCGAGCCGCCGTAGGCACCCAGCACGGTCGAAAGACCAGCGTAGGTGTCGGTCGGATAGCAGAAGGGGTCAGCCGCATTGGCCGCACGCTGGGCGCCCGTGGTAACATTGACAGTACCGTTGTTGCCCATGAAACTTTCGATGCCGTGGAAGCGAAGTTCGTTGCCAGCAGCATAGCCGTCAACAATCCACTCCTTGGCAAGGTACTGTTCCATGCTCGTCAGCAGACGGCTGGCCATCTTACCAGCGACGTTTACAAGAGCCTGAGCCGAACGGTTCTCAAGCATCTCTTTCTTGTAGATGGCATCGCTCGCCTGTGCGCCGCGGAACTCAAGCTCCGCTCGCTTCCAGAGGTTCTGGCGTGCGAAGGTCCGCGGTGTCTCACCATTATTCCCCGATGGGGTATGGTTCCGGTACTGGAGTTCCCAATCGAAACCCCTGCCGCTCATGTTGGTGCGGATCTGGCCCGAACCCTCAAGCGCGGCGAACAACTTGTACTTACGAAGCGATGCAACCTCTTCTTCGCGAAGATGGTTTACAATCGTCGTAGCAATAGACCTTGCCCAGTCAGTCGAACTAGCCATCAGATAACTCCATCGTTAGCGAGTTGGCTTTTCAGCCGGTCCTCAAAACTCATCCGCGAGCGCGGTGCGCGCGGTTCCGTAGTTCCAGCACTTCGATTCGGGGTGCGCGTTGCGCGCTCCCGAAGGAACTGCATGTTCTGTTGTGCCACTGGGTCCGCAGGTGCCGCTGGGGCCGGTGCTGGCGCTGGCACCCCTGCGAAACCCTGCGCCGGTTGTGCCTGCTGTATCTGCTGGTAGCGCATGTTCAGGAGATCGCGCTGCAGCATGCCGGTCGCGTACTTCCAGCGGTCATTGGCCGACTGGATGCCCAGCTGCGCGGCCTGACCGATGTACTGCGAGATGGCCTGACCTTCCCGGGTGGGATTGCCCTGCTGGTCATAGAGCCAGTCGGCGTTCTGCCGCTCCAGATCCTGAACAAAGTTCTGGGTCTGGTACTGGTTGAGATGGTTCTGCACCATCTCCTGCGCCTTCTGGATCGCAACCTGCTCAACGAAGGGCTTGAGCGTGTTTTCGGGATCGGTCACCAGCTTGCGGGCAAAGTCCGCCGTGTACTGCTGGTACTCACGCAGAGACTGCTGGGCCTCATACGGAGCATCGGGGGAGATGACTTCCTTGCCCGTCTGCGGGTCGCGGACGATGTAACTCCTCCAGGTGTCTTTGACCTGGGGAGGGTTCCACCACTTGGGAGCTTCGGGTTCCTTGGGCTTGGCCGCTTCGCGCTGAGCCGCCTGCCACTTGGCGTATTCCGCCTTGTTGCGGATGTACTCAGTGGTATCGGGGATCAAGCTCTGGAACTGCTGCAGCTGCCGCTGGGTTTCCCCGTAGCCGTTGTAGGCCCGATACAGGTTCTGGGCGATGGTGAGATCGTCCTGACCTTGGAAGTCCGGCAGATGGCGGAACGCGGAGTAGGGGGTATCAAAGCCGGGAGTAGAAGTCTCTGAACCGGCCGTATCCTGCGAGGGCGCATCGTAGCTTGTCTCAGCTACGGGAGCGTCCTGCGTCTGGATGTCTGGTGTTTCGTCTGACATGTAAATCCTTTCGGGGGAAGGGTCTACATAGTCAGTGTCCTGTTACTCCTATTTTGTTACGGGGGTGTAACGAAACCTCGGTCCAAACACCAATGGGCAGAGGTTTTGTTACTGCTCGCTTGCTCCAGCGGCGGCTGCGCCAGCTGCTAATGGAGCAAGAAGTCCGTATCGCAGCAGTTCGCCAACCCCTTGCTCTCCGCGCGGCGCAACGAGCAGTTCGCTGTACACGGGATGCGACTGCCCCCGTATAGCTATCGCGCCCACTGGCTCGCTTCCCCACACCGATCCGCGAGCGCGCGGGCGCAGCGTCGGGTTGCGCCCCGTCATTGTGTTGCGCAGCATGACAGGACTTTCGTACCGAGCGCCCAGCCCGTAGAAGTGCTTGCCGCCACTTTCTACAGCCGTCAGGAACGGGATGTCTGTCGCGTCGGTTTCTGGATTAAAGAGGCTGCGACGAATTAAGTTAGAGTCGGCTATGGCCCCGGGAACAGGATCCCAGTTCGCCAGCGCGCCGCTTACGCCAAATGAAGGCTTGCCAGATTCCGGATCAACCAGAATAGCCCCGCGCGCAAAAGACCGACCGTCCAAGACTTCGCCCGTGCGAGGGTCAACAAAAGCACCTGAGTGAAAAAAATCACGCGGGTGGCCCGTTGCTTGCAGCGCTCGCTCAACAAGTTTTTGCGGGCCAGGGTTCCCGGCAGCGTCTGAGAACCAGCGATTGGGAACAGGCACCACTGGAACATCAGCGGTGCTGACGGCTTGAGTCAGTCGCCGCACTGCATCCCCGGCATCGTCTAACCAGCTGGGCATTTAGGTGTCCTGGTCTTTGTACTGGTCGGCATAGCGAGGATCAGTGCGCACGCCAGGGTAGCGGCGCATCGTCTGCTTGCGGATAGTGGTGCGAGTTGGGTCTGAGGTTGGGAATTGAATGGCGCTCTTGTCGTATTTCGCAGGCAGACGACCGTTCTGGTGCCACATCTCGCGCGGGCCATCCCAGTTCACGCCGATGTCGCCGGCTTCGATGAGTTTGCGGATCTGGTCTTCGATGTCTGCCATTGCTACTGCGCTCCGTACCCACCCCACGCCACGCCGCCCATAGCAGCAGAGGCTTTGATGGGGTTGTTGCTTGCGGCGTTGATCAGCTGGCGAATTGCTTGGGTTGCATCATCGGCGCGTGAGGCACCTTTGAGCATGCGACCCGCGATGCCGACCCCCATGTAGGTGCCGGGATCAGTCAACACATCCAAAGTCATCGCCGTGCCGGGCGTGGCGTGCTTGCGCCAATCGTCAGGCGAATCCATGGTGCCCGCGGCCAGCTGTGGCATCACCGCGGAGGGAAGTGCCCGCAAAGCCAGCCCACCGGCCTGACCGTAGTTACCCTTACCCAGTTCTTGGGCGGAACGGATGAGCGTATCCCGCGGTCGGCTGGTCATGTCCATCACATACAAGCCAGCGTTGTAGGCATCGCTCGCTGCATCGCTGGTGCGAGTGGGTGCGAGGTTGTTTTGCTGAGCGGCCATCCGCTGCTCTGGGGTCATATAGTCCCAGAACGGACCTTTGCTCTTCTCAAAGCTAGCTCGCTGAGCTTCCAAGTCAGCCATCCGCTGCCCTGGAGACCCCTGCCAGTATTCGTAGAAGTTGTCAGCCATGCTTAGCAGTCTCCAGTTTAGCCCGATAGCGGGCGCAGTCTTCCCGTACTTCGGGGTTCGCACGGGTCCATGCCATTAAGTGTCCGTGGACAAGGTGACAAGGATCCGCACACAGCGTGACAAGATTAGCGGGGTCCAACTCCGCCCCGCCGTGACTGAGAGGTAATACGTGATGCACATCCAGATCCTTGGCTCTGCCGCAGGCTATACACACAGGTTCTTTGAGAAGGTGTTCCCGTCGAACCCGCGGCCACGCGCCGGCGCGCAGTGCTTCTACGGAATGTAACAACCAACGGAACATCACCACTTAACCTTGTCGGCCCAGTACGCCGCAGACATCCTGCCCTTGGCAATGTTCTCAGCATGGCGGGCTTTAAACGCCTCGTTCCGCGCCGAGCCATCCGGGGAGCCTTCTACACCCTGCTGGCCAAAGCGTATTAACTTCTCCTCGTCACCCACCTTGGCTAGAACCATGTGCGACTTCTCCGCATGATTGGGAGTTCGCACAGGCCGGTTAGGTATTAACCGCCGAACTGCATCGCCGTCGCCGTCCATTCCTCGCCCCAGTCTTCGTCAAAAAGAAAGTCAAACATCGACCCACCGACCGTTAACCAGCTTACGGGTAGTTATACCGGACGTTAATTGCTTCTGGAGAATGCGATCCTTCTCCCGCTCCCGTTGTTCCATGGCCAAGCGCTGTAACAATGCTTCTTGGCGCATAGCCTCCATCTCGCGCTCATGGGCCATCCGGCCTTGCTCGCGCGACTGAGCTACCCGGGAATCGTTCTCGTCTTGGATGGCGCCCTGAGTCTGCGCGATCATGCCGGCAAGGTGCCGCCCCTGCGCAGCGGGTCCAAATTCGTTTATAAAGCCTTGTTGCACTGGATTGGCTCCTGAGTACGCCTGCATGCCGAACGGCCGTCTAATCGCGCGCTGGGGGCCTTCCTGAGCATCTGGCTCGTCATCACCTCTGGCATGGAGGTTGGCGACTGCCTTTCGCTGCTTCTGGTTGCGGAAGGCCGGCGTGCCGTTGCCGACGTTGGGCAAACCACCAAGATTCACCCCGCCAGGACGATTGATGTCGTTGGGGTCCATGCCCTGCGCGATGAGGGCTTCGTATTCGTCTGGTGTCATGGGGCCTCCTACTAGGCAAATGCCCAGCAGCGACAGCGGACGCGCAGAAGGCCGGGAAACAGGGCAAACCCACAGGCGTCACGCGGCGACACATTGCCGGCATGTGGTGTGGGGGCCGGGGAAAAGCGACATATGGGGGCTAGAGGGGTGAAAAAATCCAGGGGTGGATATGACAATAATCCGCTTCCGCGTTGGGGGCGGGAGGGGGTGGTTCGACGTGTCGCCAACCCTCCCCCCCGTTCCCTAAGTCTATGTCCCGCCTACACTTATGGCGTTCTCTCTGTAAGCTAGTCAAAACCATGGGATACATTACCGATTTGGTGAACATTGATTTTCCCCGGGGATTGGCTGGCATGCATCGCCCCCCCTATCCAACCGTACACTATCCCCCTCTTGCAATCCCGTTGCATATCATCCTGGTATACGCCCGTACAGTACCTGGGCGGTTCAATAAAATACCCCCCGTAGGGGTTAGCCTACGGGGGGTATACACTGTGCCAGTGGTGGACGGGGGTCTACTTCCCCGCGTAGTATTCCGCAAGTGCTGCACGGTAGGCGTCAACGTCTCCCGCTACCGCCCGCCCCCGGACAGTCTCCCGCATCGTCTTAACGTGCCCCCGTTGCTCTGGTGTCCATGGTGCCGGTGTCGGTGTCTGGGCCGGTGTGAAGCGGTCTACCGCCGTTCCAACGTCCACCGCCTCGGCTACAAAGGTCCGGGGGTATTCCACGCGGGTGGTGCTTGAAACCATACGGTATCCGGTTTCTATCTCCTCTAGTTGCTCCACCCCGCCGTCCGGCACCCACCGGCCATCGATCCGCCTGCCAGTGTGAAACGAGAAAGCTACTGAACGGATTTCTACTTCTCGCATCCGGCCGTCGGTTTCAACGTGGGCTATACCCCCGTCCACCGCCACCGGGCCGACGACGATCTCCCGCGTAGGCCCCCCCATGATCGCCGCGTGAGCGGTGGCGGGGGATACTGTGCGGGTTTCCATTGCCGGACGGCCTGCCCCCGGTCGCCTGCCCCGTAGGCCGTTCCGGGCGGCATCTTCCACGGCCACGGCCACGGCTACCGGGGACGGGGCCGACAGGCTCATGGATGCTTTGTAGCTGCGGTAGCGGCGGGTCGCTTTTCGGCTACCGCTTGTGGTCTGGCGGTCCCTCCAATGCATCTTTTTGAGCCTCCCCCGAACGATATGCAACGCCCGCATACGGTCGCCATACCCCACCCCCATGGCCTGCCACTGTGCGGGTGTGATCGTCCACAGAATCCACCGGAATAGGGCGACGGCGTCTTCCACTTCGCCGGGGCCGAATTGCCTGCCATCCTGACCGCCCATATCCCACCGGAACGAGCGTTCCGCGTAGCCGTCAACGGCGGCCCACACTTCCACAGTCTCCCCAAAGCATCGCGGGGAAAACGGTTCCACGGGCCCGGGTTTGCCCGGAATGATGGGGCATGTCTGGGCATAGTAGCTACGGATATCGCGGCGGACATTCTTAAGACTGCGAAGCATGGTAGTAACCTCCGGGGGTAATGCCGGGGCAATGTGCCACGGCTGGTGTATTCTTACCAGTTACTATCGTCCGGGGGAAGGGGGGAACCAAAATTATTTTTGGTTATTAACCGCCGCCATTGTCTAGGTGTGTAATCGCGGCCAACGTCGCGACAATCAAAACGACAACGATTCTACTATCTGTCATAACTGGCAGATGGCAGCAGCAGTTGTCACATTTTCGATTCGCCCAGGTTGCACTGGGCCGTACTAGGTTGGCGGGCAGTAAAATCGATTCGATTCGATTTTATTAACCGCGGCCAACGTCTGGTATCGTCTTCCGTTTCACCCATCACCCGCGTGTAGCTTCTGCGCATGCGGGCAGCAAAGGAGGTGTGATGTACTGTGACCATAACTTTCAGTCTAAGAAACAGCTGAAAGAGGCTGTTGCCCAAGGTATGGCATTCGGGCTGTACCAAGCTGGGCCGTTCGGGGGTGGCGATTACCGCAACGGGACGTTCACCGTGGAGGGGCCGCACTATCCCCAGCCTCACCGCTGGTATGCACAGGTGACCATGAAAGATGGTCGGCCAGTGAAGGTGAAGTGACGACATCCGATCACGGGCAGGTGGCTGCGGTAAACGGGCGATTGCCCAACTAAATCCGAATGCCATCTGCCCGCGTTCCGGTGCCGTTGTGGTTCCGGTTTCTTTCAGGAGGTGCATATGGCTCTACGCTATGCACCGGCCAACGCCAAGCTCTCCAATCTGGAGAAGCGTCTGGGTGTCAATGTCTATTCCTTTGACATGCTGTCAGGGGTGACTTGTCCGTTTGCGAATGACTGCCATTCCAAGGTGGTCATCGTTGACGGCAAGCGGACAATCGTTGACGGCCCTAACACGTTGTTCCGGTGCTTCTCTGCCTCGCAAGAGGTGGCGTATACGAATGTGTTTCTGGCCCGTCAGGCCAACACCGATGCGATCCTGCCGATTGCGGCTGATTCGGTGCTGGGGGCAGCTGATGCCCTGGCGGATGCCCTGCCTGCAGATGCAGGCTGTGTCCGCATCCATGTAGCTGGCGACTTTAAGTTGCTCAACTACTTCGATGCATGGCTGGAGTTGGCGTTCCGCAGGCCGGATGTCCGGTTCTACGCATACACCAAGAGCCTGCCATTCTGGATCAAGCGTCGGGCGATCCTGCCTGACAACTTCCTGCTGACTGCGAGCAGGGGCGGCAAGGCTGACCATCTCATCGATGAGCATGGTCTGCGGGAAGCCCGCGTTGTGTTCACTGAGCAGGAAGCAGATGACTTGGGTCTGGAGATTGACCATGACGACAGTCATGCCGCTCTCCCCGGTCCATCGTTTGCCCTGCCGATCCACGGTGTTCAACCCAAGGGATCAGAGGCTGGCAAGGCTGTGCGAGCCTTGCGGGGTGTGGGTTCTTACTCCAGACAGAAAGCGACGGTGTGACATGCGACGAACTAGCACCATAGTGGTGAAGATCACTTGGGATGACACGGAGGCTCCTAGTCCCGGCACATGGGACTGGCTCAACCTCGTTGGCCTGTGGGGCCATGTGGAAATCGTTGCGGACAGCGATGACCGCAGACAGTTGGAAACCTTGGGGAGGATGTGACATGGAATACACACTGACAGACGCCAGGTTGCGGTCGCTGAAGGCGGCTGTGACCCGTGCCAGAAACAAGAAAGATTGGCGGGCCGTGATTGTGGCATGCGAGAAGGCCGATTGTGTCTTCCGCGCGCAGGGATACCCGGACTGCTGGTCAGACTTTGAGCGGCACAAGCGTGACGCTGAGTTGGAGATGCAGTTCAAACACCTACTCATAGATAAGGGGTGCTGGTGACATGAGGATTCTTTCACGGCCCGGGGAAAACGATGGACTGATCCGGTACTGGCTGTCCCGTCAGGGATGGCGTGCGCCGACACATGTCAAAGGTGGTGTGATCTGGGTGTCCGATGCGGATCGGGCCGACTACCTGACAACCCTGTTGGCAAGACGGTGGGACGAGGTGTGCCCACAGCCAATAGTGGGGATATACTCTTGTCCACTGGAGGAGGTGAGTGATGAGTGATGAGTGCAACGGGTGGCACAACTACGAAACGTGGGTTGTCAACCTGTGGATGGACAACGAACGCGGCCAGCAGGATTACTGGTTGGAAGAGGCCCGCACCTGCTTCGATGAGGCATCCGCGGATGGGTGTCTGACGCGGGGCGACATGGCAGCGATTGCCATGGCAGACCGGATCAAGGATGAGCATGAGGATGCAGCTACGGAGATGCTGCGTCAGGCCAACTACGAAACCGGGCCGTTGGCCGACCTGTTGAACGGTGCTTTGGGTGCCGTCAATTGGGGTCAGATTGCCCGTGCTTGGATGGAGAAACACTGCGAGGAGGTGTGCGATGGCTGATGTGAAGATGCCGCCGCGGATCGGGCCGTGGCATGAGACAGAGATGGAGGATCCCGATGGCACAGACTTTGTGCTTGGTTTCTACCCCGATCACCCATGCGTGAACACCAAGGTTGTCTACTGCGTGCAGACATGTGCCTTGGATGGCGATGTGGAGAGCGTGGAGTGGTTCGACATCGACAACGGGGAAGTCGATGCGCCTGCTTGCTGGGCTGAGATCATCTATCCAGAGGAGGACGAGTGATGAGCAGATACCATGTGAAGGTGGGTGATGCGACGTTCGCCTACGGGTACGACCGTCCGTTGCAGGAATACTTCTTGCAGAAGCACACGCCGGGGGAGGGTGACTACCCGGACGTTGAAGATTTGGTGGGCAGTATGACCGGCGGTGGCTACGGGACTGCCGGTGAACTGTTGAATGCGGTGGCTAAGTACGGTGTGCCGTTGCCCACCGACCACCTGCTGGCAGTGAGTTTGGATCTACCTTTCTAGGAGGACAGCCATGTTGCGTGAGCTATGCAAGGTCGGGATGACGGTGTCTTTCGGGCGTGGGCGGGGTGCCCATACCAAGGGCAGGGTGCTGAAGGTCAACGAGAAGAAGGCCAAGGTGGAAACGCTGGAGCAACGCAACAGCAATGCGGCTGGCACCATCTGGAACGTGCCCTACTCCATGCTGACGGCGTGTGAGTTTGTCGCACCGGAGAAGCCGCCCTATCCCAATGGGCTGACGATCACCGGGGTGCGGTATCTCACCGACCGTGAGTGTGCGAACGAGGGGTGGGACATCGGGCCGTACGATGTGGCGGTTGCACTCACCATGTCCGATGGCTCCATGATCTTTGCGTCTCAGGACTATGAGGGTAACGGGCCTGGTGCCCTGTTCGGTCGGATGCTTACCGGCGAGCAGTTCATCCTGTCCCCAGCACAGAAAGAGGTGGCGGTATGAAGCGCAAGCGCAAGTGGGCCAAGTGCGACGAGTGCGGCGGCGAGGTGTGGTTCGATGCGTGGGTTGACCTGCACGGCGAGTTGGCTTGCGGGCCATACCAGAATACCCATTGCGACACATGCGGCGGCGAAGCCCGCTACACGGTGACTGATGAACCCAAACCCAAGGAGGTGAAGGCATGAAGAAGCGAGCGGGTGATCTGAAGGAAGACGACCGCGTCGATGCATCGTCCTGCCCGTACCTGCATGGCCACACACTGGCCGAGCTGGAGTGGTTTACCGTGCAAGAGGTGGAGATGGAGGGCAACGAATGCGTCTGCGTGTATTACGACTATGCGACCTGTGGCTATCCGCCTGACACCATGTTGGAGGTAGACGATGCGTGTGCTAGTAGCGTGTGAGTTCACAGGCACGGTGCGCCGTGCGTTCCGTGAGCTAGGGCATGAGGCATGGAGTTGCGACATCCTGCCTGCCGAGGATGGCGGGCCGCACATACAGGGTGATGTCCGCCAAGTTTTGGGTGACGGGTGGGACCTGATGGTTGCCCACCCTCCATGCACCCACCTTGCGGTCAGTGGTGCCCGCCATTTCTCACGCAAGCAGGTCGAACAGGCCGAGGCTTTGGAGTTTGTGCAGACGCTGATGGATGCACCCATCCCACGCATAGCACTGGAGAACCCGGTGTCTGTGATCAGCAGTCGGATTCGCAAACCCGATCAGATCATCCAGCCCTACCAGTTCGGCCATCCCGAATCCAAGAAAACTTGCCTCTGGTTGAAGGGACTCAACCCCCTGCAACCAACGGCTGTGATGCAGATGCGTGGACGGTGGGAGAACCAGACTCCCAGTGGACAGAACAAGTTAGGGCCATCACCGGATCGGTGGAAGATCCGCAGTGCTACCTACCCCGGTATTGCACATGCGATGGCTACCCAGTGGGGCGTGGAGGAGGATCGATGACCAAGACGAAACGCAGAAAGCGTAAGGCGTTTGAGGCAGTGGCTGACGCTGCGACGGTGACGCTGACGGCAGGCGAGGCAACCGCACTGATCAGCGGGATCGGCGTGGCAATCAAGTACGAGGAAGTACCGGAAGACATCGCCCCTCATCTGGCCCGTGCGCTGGAGAAGTTCGATGTGGCCTTCGGGTTCGGCATTACACCACAGGAGTACGACTGATGGCACATACACCAGGACCGTGGACAACTGGTTCGCATGGCTACGACAATGTGAAGGGGTTCAATTCGAATACAGCGCGGAAGTTCCGGCGCGTGCGGCACGGTGACGTTGAGGTGGCTCGCGTTTGGTGCGGTACTACCGACGATGATGACGGCCGAATCGACAGTAGCCCGCATGATCTGATGCTTATTCTTGCTGCCCCTGAGTTGCTGGAAGCCTGCCAAGCAGTGGCCGCAGACTTAGAACAGCTACTGGATGGCGATGACTTCTCTGGCATGAGCGACGACGAGTTGTTCGCCGGGTTTCTGCGGGTGCTGCGACCCGCTATCAACAAGGCAGGAGGGAAGGCTGAGTAATGGGCAAGTTCATTGTGGAGTTTGACAAGATCGACTGGCGTGTGTTGCGTGATCAGAAGGGGTGGTTACTGGACGTTGCCCTACTGTCAGGCACCACGCATAGCCAGAAGTGCGCCGATGGATTGATCAACTTACTTGACTGCATCCAAGACGCTGCGGAGGAGCAGGGTCAACCAGTGGTGTGGCTAGATGAGGGAGACACGGATGTCTATGATTGACGCTTGGAAAGACGAGCAGATAGAGACTGCCATTCGCCTGTTGGTCTGCGCTGAGCGGTTGTTGGAACCGTTCCGTGACCAGGAGGGTGACTGGGGTAGGGTGTACGAACAGATCCATACGTTCTTAAAGGAGGAGTGCTGATGGCTAAGAAGAAAGCAAAGACCAAGCACAAGCGGCAGGACGATGAGGCGGTGACGTTCCTGAGTTACGTGAAGAAGCAGGCACCCAACCTGTACGAACGGTACGCATCGCTTCAGCCCTTTGAGGATGTGATCAGCGAGTGCTGGGTGAATACCAAAGAAGGGTACGTTGGCATCGGGATTGAAACCGGCGCTGGCGTGTGGGCTAGTGGCGACAGGCCGATGTACTACGCGGAGATCCACTTCGATGAGGTGGTTCTTCAGTTCGACATTGAGTCTGGCGACGAGACGTTTCGCGAGAGCTACTCCACAGACATGGCTGGGCTGTGGTCTTTCCTGCGTCAGATCCCCAGGCCGATGCATTCCTTCGGTAAGTGGAGGCCCAACTGATGGCAGCACCGAGGCGTAAGATTTCCAAGGAGGAACGCAAGGGGCGTGATGCTCTGATGCGTGTCAACAACTGGGTGCAAGTCCTGGTGGTGAAGAGGCTGTTCGATGAGGGCTGGACTACTGAGCAGGTGGTGCTGGCCTACGACCCTATCCAGCGAGAGACGGGACGCCTTTGCATAGTGCATGCCATGCCGGACTGGCACTGGGTAGATGAAAGGCAGGTAGCTGACGAGGTGTACGATTCGGTAACTAAGGGGAAAGCTGATGGACAAGCTGGTTGAGTTGCGGGACGGGCTGCAGGAATACTCATGCACCTGCATAGCCAATGCGCATGCGGAGATGGGGCAGTACGGTGCTGAGTGGGGGGCGATCAAACATCTGTTCCGCGTACTGTGTGCGTGGGATGTTCTGGATCGGGAAGTGACAAGGCTAGCGGAGGAAGAGTGATGACAGACATTGATGTGATCCAAGCCCTGTTCGACACCAAGGTGATGAGCCTGGCGATGAACTGGCCGGTCGATGTGGCCCGCTTTGTCGGTGCCATCAAGGAACTGCGGGCGCTGTGCCAAGATGACCTTGCCTCCCCGGAGGAGATTGCCACGCAGTGGCGCATAGCCACCGCGGCGCTTGGCCTGGAGGGCATGGGTTCCCTATTGCTAGAGCGTGGAGAGTGGCAGCGTCTTGTCTATGCGACTGCCGCCGACCGCAAGCCATGGCGTGAGCATGACGATTACGTTGTGGTCTGGGACCAGCCGACCGGCTGTGTCGTTGCCACCGTGAAAGAGCATGGCGATACGGTTGATGGCGTGGAGTTCGATGTACGCAAGGAGGCGTGAGTTTTGCAATGTACAAGGATGTACTTCAGGTGATGCACGTACTGGCGACTGCTATACTGATGATGTTGGCAGGCCAGTTGAAGGACATGTGTCTTAGAATACTGGGAGGTGAGTGATGGAAATTAAGAATCCGCTGGTTGCCACCGGCACAACGGCGCGTGACCTAGCTGATTGGCTACGTCCGCTGACTGACGGGACGCTTTTGAATTATCGACTGTCGATCACAAACAGTGGGATCCTCGCCCATCACCCGTACTACAGTGACCACTGGCGCAGGTTTGAACTGCCGGTTCAGGCGACTGCCGTCTGGTTGGGGGAGGTGAGTGATGGCTATTGATCCACGGGAGTACAAGATTCTGTGCGAGTGCGACGTTGGTAGGCGTGCTGGCGAACGAATGGACAGCGACTTCGCACACTTCGACAGCTTGGCTCGCAAAGCAGGGTATGCGTCCGGCATTGAGGCGGCAAACAACTGCGTGCTTTGGGGCGACACGGTCGCGGTGGCATTGAAGTTCTTGGAAGGTCAACTGACTGAGGAGACAACTGATGTTTGCAATGAGTGAGACGATGGACTTTCTGATCGGTGGCACGGGCGTTCTGCTGCTGTTGTGGTGGACTTCAGGGAGTAGCTGACCATGCTGTACGGATATGCCCGTGTGTCTACGGACAGGCAAGAGAACTCAGCTGATGCCCAGGCTATCCGGCTGCGTGCGTACGCTGAGCAGTCGGGCTTGGAGTTTGGAGAGGTGTTCGTTGACGAGGATCAGTCGGCGTACAAGATCCCCTTGCACAAGCGCCGGCAGGGCAGGGTGCTATGGGACAAGCTGAAGGCCGGCGATGTGGTGGTGTTCTGCACCTTCGACCGTGTGTTCAGGTCGGTGCTGGATGCGGCGCAGACCTTGGCTCAGTGCAAAGAGCTTGGCGTTCAGCTGAAGTTCTTGGACAACAGCCTGGATGTGATGACGATCCAAGGCGAGTTGAGCTACAACACCATGTCCGCGTTCGCCCAGTACAGCAGTCAGATTTCCGGGCAGCGACAGCGTGAGATCCATTCCTATCTCAACGCCCACTTCCGACCACGCGGTAAGCTGCGACCGCTTGGTTGGGTGGTGAAGAACAAGGCGTTCGTTCCCTACCAACCGGAGCGTGACATCGGCAGTCTGGTTGTGGCAATGCGTGAGGAGGGGAAGTCCTTCTCCGCCATCTGCCTGCACCTATGCAAGAAGGAACTTCGCAAGCCGCCCAATCACAAGGGTGTCAGGGGCTACTATGGCCTGACTGACACAAGGAATCTGCACCGGGCTGCGGTAGCTGGATACCCAAGGATTCCGCCAAGACTTTCGCCAGAGCAGTGGACCGCCGAGCAGCAGCGCGAAGCGAAATTTCATGCGACTCAGCCAGCGCTCTGAGTGTCTTGCCGTGGATGAACCTGTCGGTAGCTAGCTCTTGCTCCCACTCTGGGAGATCAGCTATCGCCAGTCTGATGTGATCCAAATGGTCGAACTCTGGCAGCAGGTCGGCCGCTTCTTCCAGCGTGATGCGTATGTCGCCAGGCTGACGGCTCAACTTCTTGATCTGCTTGTACATCGCATTGAGGCAGGCCCGTGCGAAGTACGCCTTGGGGTAGGGCAGTCGCTTGGGATCATAGGTGCGAGCCGCTTTGCAGATGGCGAGGTAGCCTTCGCTCTGCAGGTCTGCTACTAGCACGCCTCGCTGCCAGTGCGGGCGGTTCTGCAGGAAATACTTGGCCAGCATTTCTGCTAGCGGCATGTACTCAACGACCAGCGACTGACGCTTGGCCGAGAGCTTCAATCTTTTTGTCATGCTGATTGAGACGAACCTCATGTTCCTCTATCGTCTGTCGCAGTTCGTCCAGCATGCGGGGCAAACTCTCCACGCTATTGGCGATGACCGCGACCTTGGCATGCAGGCTGAAAGCCCACGGGATGACGGCTGCGGCAACCGATATGCCGAGCATCCACAGTTCAGTTTCAGGAGACATCTACCCCTCGCACCATTGAGATCAACATGAGTCCCGCATAGGGATGCAGCTGCCCTTCTTCCACATGCAGCTTGATCATGCGTGTGGCCTTGGAGGTTTCGCTTTCGGGGTACGTATACATGTGCGTGTGCCCGTCGTACCGGGCTATAACTTCAAAGCGGTATTCGCTTCCATCTTCAGATGTTCCAGGCTGGCGGGGTGTTCGCTGAAAATCCATTTGGCTAGCCATGCACTGATGAGGTTGATGATGACGGGCAGAAGGATCATCAGAAGGACCGACCCGCACTCAGGGTGGCGGGCACGGAACTCACTGCGGATCTGCTGCTTCCAAGCGCGCCGGTCGGGGTTGGCCGTGGCGATTGCGATCAGCGCGACCTCTTCGCTGTGCCTGGATATGCGGCCGGCGCCCGTCTCTTGGGCGCAGCGCTGTGCTATTTGATTGGCAAGCATGTCTTGCAGTCCTTCTTAGTGCGGCACTTGCAGTCGGCAGGGCAGGGGCAGTCGGTCACATGCCCATCCCCGTGCGTGATCTTCCCGTTCTTGCAGGCGCCGCAGCACTTGGACTTGGGTGTGGTGTAGGTGGTGACAACGTACGCCGCCTCAACCGCTACCCTTTCAGGGAATGTGGGGACTGGAAAGAGCAGCGAGAAGATGAGACTGATCATGTCTGCAGCAGTCCTACTGCGCCGTAGTCGGGCAGCTTTTGAGGAGGGAATCCATCCACGTTTCCGTAGGCCCAGGCATCGCCATCGGTGACGCACACAGCCCAGTCATCCGCCTTGGTGACGATCATGCCGGGCACCTGTTCAGGGTAGGACGAGGGCCAGTCCTTCACCGGCTGGTTCCACCCACCCCAAGAATTCTGGATGAAGAAAACTGTGAACGGCCAGAACTCTTTGGTGTCATCGAAACCCACCGTAGCCATGTCATGGTTCCACCCGCCAGCCTGACGAGGGTGGATGTTCTGTGCGTTGGGTGAGCCCGCCCACTTGGCGTACTGACCAGAGTGAATGCCGTACCCGTTGGCCAGTGCGTCCATCGCATCGCGCACGGTGGTGATCTGTCGGATGATGCCGACCTTCTGCTGCCTGCACAGGTCAGCCACATCGCTGGGCACGCCGGTCGATCCCCACTTGGCGCCCAGTGAGCCGTTGTATTTTGAAAGATCAACGGGGTCATACTTCTTACGGATCAAGAAGCCCACATCACGCTCAAAGGTCGATGCCCTTGCGGGGACCATTCCCTCGCCGCTATGACCACGCGCCCCGTAGGTGGGCTCCGTTGCACCGCGCAAGATGAAAGACTCTGGCCGCTGCTCTAGGAGAACTTGGACCGCGCGCGTGCAATCCCGGGCGTTCCGACTGCCGTGTGCTACGCAGTCTCCTACGGTCTGAACTTCAGTGAAGGCCAGCGGGTCTAGCTTTCGAACGTACTGCCACAGAAGGGCACGCTTGCCGTCGCCTGACCCCATGCTATTCGGCTCAGAGTAGATCGGCCGGGGCTGGGACTCCTGCCACAGGACGCGCTCGCGGGCGCTGTTGATCCAGCCCTGCAGACCATCGTCGTACGCCTTGAGCGGAACGAAGTCACTCACTCTGCTTCGCGACCTCCTTGCATGCGGCAACGATCTTGGCAACTAGCGGTGCGCTCATGGCCACATCATCCAAGGGAAAGCTGTCGGCCATCACCTTCTCAACCGCCAAGTCCAGGCCGGCGTACTTGCCACGCATGTCAGCAGCGGCCAGCTTCAGCGTGTTGATATGCAGCTGTCGCCACATGCCTACGGTGCTGATGAGTTTGCCGTTGTCCTTCTCAGTGACATCGGCCAGCGACAGGTAGATTCCCTTCAGGTGGGCGCGGTCAGATCGGCTGGCACTTGCCATCGCAGCTGCGACCGGGCCGTCCGCTTTCTTGGCGGCGGGCACAAAGGCCAGCGCCGCTACCACCACCGCTATGATCACGGGCAGATGCTTCATGGCTTCACCTGGAGCAGGGCAGCGAGGAGGGTGTTGCATGCAGTAACCACTGGCTCGTCGGTGCGCGAGTCGCGGATGGCGACAACCGCTTCGATCTGCTTCAGCACAGACGGCTTGCCGGCCGGCAGCTTCAGGGTGTGGAGGGGCAGGTAGGTCAGGACTACGGCAACCAGCACGGCGACGAGGGCGAGGATCTGAACTGTGGTCATAGGATCTTGGCTCCGGGGATGAAGATGGTGACGCCGCCGATGTTCGCCTGCATGGTGAAGTTCAGCAGCTTGTGCGGATCGACCAAGCCCCAGCCGTAGACGTTGTCATGGCCTTGCTCGCCAACGTCCTTGCAGGTGGTGGACAGTGCCTTCATCACATCGGCATGGTTGACGGTGCGATCCAGCTTGTGCTGTGCGCTGATGTACAAGGCCAGCACACCGGAGACGAACGGCGCGGCCATGCTTGTACCGCTCACGGTGGCATAGCCATTGGCCAGCCATGTGCTGGTGATGTCCTGCCCTGGTGCTGCGACCGCGATCTCCTTCCCGCGGCTGGAGAACTCACAGGCATTGCCGTGGCTATCGACCGCACCAACGGCCACCGTTTCTTGGTAGGCAGCAGGGTAGTTGACCGAGCCACCGTCGTTTCCTGCAGCACAGACCACCACAATGCCGGCGGCGTACGCTTCTCGCAGGGCGGTATGCACCCCATCGTCCGTGCGGCTAGACCCCAAGGACATGGAGATGATCTGCACCTTGGCTTCGACGGCATGACGCACGGCCTGCGCCACCCACTCGTTGCTTCCCATGCCGCTGTGCCCCAAGACCTTCAGCGACAGGATCTTGGAGGCGGGGGCAATCCCTTTGGCCAGCCCGCTGCGGGCGGCGATGATCCCACTCACATGCGTGCCATGACCGAGCGTGTCATGGGCATCGGAGTCGCTGGTGAAGTTGCGGTAGTCAACCACCGCATCGTCCAGGGCAGGGTGCTTGGCCACGCCACTGTCGATCACCGCCACCGTCACGCCTTCGCCCTGTGACTTCTGCCACAGAGAGGGGATCCCGTAGGAACAGACACCCCAGTCAACACCATGCTGGAGAGCGCGAGGGGCGTCTAGGTTGACCCGGTAGGGTGGGAGATGGACGAACCCGCTCACTCTTCTTTGCCAGCGGCAAGTGCCTTGAGGATCGAAATAATAATGGGGATGATCACATCGATCAGCAACTTCCAGTCGATGCCGAGAGCGGCAAACTCCACGCCAGTGCTGAAGGCCAGGGCTTCGTAGTCAGTCTCTTCAAAGTCCTCATCCTGGAAGCGGTGCTTCGTTAGCGCCTTAACCGACACGGCCTGCGCTTCCAGGATCGGGATCAGCACGCGGGCAATCGAATCGACCAGCGCCCATTGCTCCACGTAGGGCAGGTCTTTGCGCCAAGACTTGGCAATGGCAACCACCTGCAGGAGCGCAGCCTGGTTGGCCAGCAGGAACTTAATTACCTTCACGTTGAGCATGATCCTCTCCCACGTTGTCATTGATTGCGATTGCCACAATGGCATGGCCCGCGATGTCGGCCAGCGTTTCCCTAATAGCTAGTGTCCGATCCGTGCCGATCATCCCCCGGAGGCGGCGGCACTTCTCCCCGATCCTGGCAAGCTGGTAAACCCACGGTTCGATACCGTCCTCTGCAACGCCTAGCGCGTTCTCTAAGGGGCTTTCCTCCGCACACCCGTAGTACCCCCGCTTCCTGCTCAGGAGGCGCCATAGCTCAACGCAGATGGGTAGGTAGGGATCGTCGGGGGAGAGGGCCAGGGCCTCACCAAGTGCGCTCTCGGCAAGCCTTAACGATTCGGCCGAACTCGGCCCAGAAGCTTGGATGGTGGTAGGGGTCATCGTTGTCTAGCTCCTCCTCGTCACACAGAAATGCAGTGCGGGCGTGCGCCCACTCCTCCGCGAAAGTCTCAACCAGTGCGTCCCGATCTAGGCTGTCGCGCAGGGCGATCACCCCGCGGTCGGCATCGTCGTTCAGTGCGAAATACCCCAGGTGTTCCGGCATTCCCGCCGCCGGCCGGACGCACACCCTCACCGGGAACGTGCAGGGGAACCGCTCCTCCGCCCACACCTTCAGCTTGCGGGCCAGCTTGCGCCTCCAGCAGGAATCTCGGGGCATCGGTCAACTCCATGATCAGAAGCCAGGGCTGGTTGTTTCGGCGGTGCAAGACAACAGGGCATTTACCCTTGGCGTCTCGGGTCGCTTGGTACACCCAGTCATACGGGTTACCGCGCTCGCATCGCTTCACCTCTAGGTGAATGCCCGGGTAGTCGCTGACCACGTCCGGCGAGTCGTTTCCCCCGGCAAATTGCTGGCCGCGGCGAGCCTTGCCGCCCATGACATGGGCCCAAACCTTGGAGGCTTCCAGTTCCCCGCGGCAACCTTTGGAGCGTGAGTTCATTTCTGATACCTCGCGAGCAGGCCGTTGGAATGGCGGGCCTCCACCAGCGTGAGGCTGGGGAACTGTTCTGCCAGTAGCTTGATGGCATCCATCCCGCACTTCAGTTTGTCGATGGACTTCTCATTCTGTCCCAGCCACCGGCCGACACGGCCACCCATGTTGAGGTCGCTGTTTGCGCCCATCGGTTCCCAGTAAAGCAGGAACGTGTAGCTAGCCGTGCGGAGCATGGTGCCTGTGATCATGGTGATCGCGCCGTCCATGAGGTGAGGTTTCGCTGGCGTTCTTGGAGGTAGTAATCCGGCAGCGGTTCCGGGTCGTAGCCCAAATGTTTCTTGTGCTTGAGCGATGCAAGAAACACAGGGTCATAGTTATCCGGGTCGCACTCTTGCTTAACGCCTAAGACTATACGCTTGTCTAGGTCCGGCTGTCCACTGAAAATCTTTCCCGAATGTAATACCCCATGGCACCGAGAGCAGAGGCGCAGGTACTGCCTGACATCATGCTTGCGACCGGCACCACCGATGATGTGATGTACCTCAAGGTCACGCCGACCATCAGACTCAGGCCACCAGCACACCGCGCAACAGCGGTGTAACTCAACCCACTCTAGTAACGCGGCGCGCTCAGCCTTATTCATGTGGCGTAGTGTACTGATCTACACCGTATCGCGCCACAGCTTAAACGGCGGCGAGGGTGCATAGCGACTCCCAAAAATCTGAGAGTCGCTATCTGCCCAAACGGCGGTTTCGGGTTGCAGAGAGCGGGCGTGCGTGTTGTTTTCGGGGTTCACGGCCTTTCGTCCTACGCCCCGTGCGGATCAGCACCTAGTGCCTTTACTGTCCCGGGTGGAGTCGTCAGCGCGCCGGGGTTATTCCGCAATCTGCCCCCTCTTGGTGCGTCCATTCCATGGACCTTTAGGCGGGGGGCCGAACTTCAGGCCGGTTGCCCATCCAGGGGCTATGTGTGTGCAGAGTTATTTACTAGCCATCATCCAGAGTCCAGCGTTCGCTACGGAATATGCGCCGTAAGTAATTGCCATTGCTAGGTTTCCGTGCAGCCCCTGCTCAATGGACACATACAAGTAGATCACCCCAGTCATTATGATCAGTGTCCCGCTCATCGCTTCTCCAGTGCGGCCTTCAGCCGTGAGATGATATTCGATTGAACCTGGATTTTCCAAAGCAGTGCGGCGGATTGTTCTGACCACTCCTGGCCGTCAATGGCACGCCCCAGCATGGCTTGGCATTCACCCACCAAGACCCCAATGGATTCGCCGTCCAGCTTACGCCCATCTCGCAGCCGTTCGATCTCGTCAGCGGCCTCCAGCAGCAGCGGTCTGGCGGCGTCCATCAGTGCGTAGTGCGAGGCTTCTCGCAGCCGGTCAACGATGTCGCTCATGCCAGCCGCTCCCATAGGACATAGGCCAGCATGGCGGCGCAGCCCAGATAGAACAGCGTGCGCATCTGTCGCTCGGTCATGCGGTTCTCTCCAGCAGGTTGCGGAGCGTGGCGGCGCGACCCGGAAGCGAACCCACAATCGCAACGGCAACCGCCTCCTGCTCCTCTTCGGTGAGTGTGGGCTGCGGCTGTCTGTAGAGTGGGAATACAAACCAGCCCCACTCTCTGCCAGCGGCTTCGGCCTGTTCTTTCAGCATGTAGACCGCAGAGCTTTCGCTGCCATCGGCGGCAACGGCGAGCCATGCGGCTGGAGCAACCGTACCCTCGCTCTGCACACTACACTGGGCGTGGGTAGTGTGCGTCTGTGGTGTACGCTCTGCCCCATCCATATGCGAAACACATCGTTTTCGATATGTTTTCCCATATGATTCGGCGGCGTACTCGCTCGCTTGCATGTCTCGCTTGGTCATGGCTGTTCCTGTGTGTTGGAGGCAGGGTTTTTGGTAGACCGGAACCCTGCGGAAACCGGGATGAATTACCAGTAGCGAACGCAAGCGAACCAGCCGCGGGCACCGCGGGACACGGCGACTTCCTTCACGCGGCGCTGGCCCCAGTAGCATGATGCACGGCAGGCGGCGTCACTACTGACGGTGGAGAAACCTATCCCTTCGTAGCCCTGACCACCCCGGTGCCGGAGGATGCCGGTGCGTGCCATCTCGTCCGCATCGGCCTGGGCGGAACGGTAGACGGTGACCGTCCGCGTGCGGTAGCTGCCGTCAGCATTGGCGGTGGCGGCAGTCAGGAACAGGGCGAGCAACACAAAGTAACGCATACGAATCCTTTCGTTACGAACCATCCATCAGACCAACACCACGTTGGTCGCACTATTCGGGAGCATTCTCCCGCTCAGCAAAGTCCCGGGCAGCATCGGCGTCGAAGTGTCCGGGGAGTGTGAAGTCCAGCCAGCTTGGGTAATGCCGAAGCAACCGCCTCGCTTCGTCTCTTGCCTCCGATGGGATCCGCTTCAGCCCGCCACCGTATGGGGTGGCAAGCCGCAGTAGGAACTGCTGGGCGGAGAGGACGCTGCGGGTACGCTCGCACGGCAGGGTCATGTCAGTTCTCGCTGAACTTGGGGCGCATCCTGTTCATGGCGTTGCTGACGGCGGTGCTTATGTAGCCGTCCAAGCGGGCCGCAGTGCAGGAGTTTTCGATATGAAAGTCGTAGGCAGACTCGTCGTTGAGGCACTCTTCTGCGCTTCCATCGGAGTCCACGGCAAGCATGCCCAGGGCCTCACTGATGAAAGACCAGTCTTCGTCGCTAAGTTCGATAGAAATAATCATGTCCACCTCGGGTAAATAATAACACCGTTAGTACGACTGCCGTTCTGGACTTCCACGGCACAGATTCTTGGGAACTGCTTGGTCAGCATCTCAGCTGTGTCAATCATCGCTTGGCTATCAATCACCTGCCGGTTAGCCTGCACATAGGCGTTGATAGTAACAAAGTCCTCTTGGTCATTTGGGCCACGCTTGTCTCGCTCCACCCATGTGCGGATGTTGGTGCTGAGCGTGCGGAACGAGAGGATGTTTTCGTACAACCTCTGCGGCCTGGAGAACAGGGGAAGAAAGCTCATGCTTCACCCCACATTCCGATCAGCTTTGCCTGGAGCCTTGCGACCTCGGCCTCTAGCAGCTGGATCCGTTTTGTTAACTGCTTCACTTGCGCCTCCTCCTGAGATGAAGATTCCTGTGTCACCGTCTACGAACTCCAGCAGCTGATGTGGGTAAAGAAGTTTGGTCAATTCGTCCGCCGAACGCAAGCAACTTTTTGGCGCTACTAACATGGGAACGTCATGCTTTCGACCACGGTCAAACACCACCTGCTCTGTCCACTGATCGTCGCGATCTAAGGGTGTGATCCAGACCCACTTGCCGGTGGGCTTACTCTTGTAGATGTAGGCGAAATGTTTCAGCGTTTCCTTTGCCAGGCCGTGCATGTCATCTACGAAGACCGTCTCATAGGGATAATCTTCCGGGCAAGTGAACGAGATGGATCGCTCCTTGATCTCCAGGCTCAACAGGACAACTGCGTCGGGAGTCTCGCAGTGATCCTTGTTTTTGTTGTGCCCCTTTATCACCAGCTTCCGGCCATGTGCCGCCGACCGGCCGGCGGAGCGCAGGTCATCGACCCACGCCCGCTCGGCCCGGTGCCCACTATTCAACGCTGATTGAAAAGAACGATGAAACACGGCCCCTCCATGTGTAAGCGCGAATCCCTGGCGATGGCTGACGGTCCATCCCCCGGTAGCTGCGAACCTCCAAGGCACGCTGCAGGATCTCAGACGGCGTGGGGTCAAACGGCTTGAGCCCCTCGTCGTACCACTCCAGCTGTGGAAGGATGGGCTCGGCCTGCCGGATCAGCGAGGCGTCACGCCGCACGCTTGCTGACCATTCCGCCGTCCGGCCAAACACCTCACCGACATCCTTGTCGTTGTAGCCCGGGTCCAGCTGGCAGATGACGGCCAGTCTCTCTTGGCTTGGCACCCCTCCGACAGACTTCAGGATCCGCACCACGCCACGGCAGACCTCGGGCTCAAGCCCCAGTTGCTTGGCCACCCGGGCCACCTGCTCCTGGTTGACGATTACCCGGTGCCACAGCTGACCGGCGAAAGCTAATGGGTGCGTTGAGGAAAGCCCACACTCGCCTCCAGAAACCAACTTTGCGAACAACATCCGAACCTCCTTGTTGAAAAGCATGCTCCGGTGGGAACGCATGCGTGACATCGAACCTCCAAAGAATCTCCGACACCGTCTCATCGACTAACAAATCGTTCTTCTCTGCCATGTCTCCTCCCCAGTTCCTTCCTGAACATTGACTTGATCCAGCCATTCAGCTTGTCGTTACCAGCCGCCCATTGAACGTAGTGATCGGGCAACTCCGACAGCTTGTAGCCGGCGTACTTTCCCTTGAGCGGGTTGTTGTATGTGCCCACTGAGCGGACGCCCTTCCATGTGATGTCCACATCCTTGCCGTGGATGCGGCCCTCGCCACGCCCCTGAGTGTTGCGGCGCATCTCTTCGATGAGCTTGGCGCTGGCGATCTTCTCTGCCTTCTTCTGCGCCTCTGCCGCAGCCAAGGCGTCTATCTCTTCCTGCGAGAGTGGAGACTGCGCCGCTGCTTTACGCACCGCTTCTTTGACTTCCTCGTCGGGCGAGGTGCAGAACATGTCCACACTTGTGATGACTGTGTGATCCAGAGTTCCTGCTGTGCAGTCAACAATTTTGAAATGAGGCTTATCCGAACGCTGGATCGCAGCAATTCTGTCGGCAGGTGTGAGAAGACCCTCGCCGTCAACGACACCGGGGAGAGGGCGAGTGGCTCGGCCAACGCACTGAAGCCAGAAAGATCGGGAGCGGGTTGGTCTGGCAAGGATAAGGGTTGCTGTGGGCGGGTAGTCGAAGCCCACGGCAACCACTTGGCAATTGACCAAGACCTTGGCTTGCTTGGATTTAAAGGCTGCGAGTGCATCGGCTCTCTCCTCATCGGGCATGGTGCCCCAGACACAGACGGCGGGGATCCCGTAGTTCCTGGTCAGGTACTCAGTCGCACCCTTGGCTGCGAACACGCTGCCGGTGAAGAGGACGGTCTGCCCCTCCATCTCTTCAGCGGTGATCATGCAGGCGCGGTGCAAGTTGCTTTCCTTGTTCAGTTCCGCGGCGAGCTTCGTCTGGTTGAAGTCGCCGCCGACAATGTTGACCTTGCTTAGATCCAGCGACTCCACCCGGCTCAGCTTGCAAACAGGCGGCACTGCCCAGCCGTTGGCGATGGCCCACTGGAGGTCGTAGTTACAGACTGACTCTTGATAGAACTGCATGCGTCACTCCTTAGCATGGGCTTGCCGTCCATCCGAAACGGCGTGGCCGTGAATCCTGCGACCATCGCGCCTTGGTCTTGAAAGAACTTCAACATCTCAATTACCGGCTCGCTGCACTGCATGTGCGCCTCGTCCACAATGACGAGAGAGAACCCATTGAATCTGCGGTATCGCTTCTCGCCTTGGCGGCTGGACAGCAGCGTCTGCTTCGATGCGACCACCACCTTCGCCGGCCAGTAGTCCCGCTCGGCAACGAAGTCAGCCATCTCAATGTCAGGGTCAGAGTCGGTGACCTGACGAACCTTGTCAGCGGCCTGCCATACCAACTCACGCATCGGAGCAATGATCAGCGTGCGCCCTTCGATGCGATCCGCGAGTGCAGTGAAGATCACGGTTTTGCCGGCGCCGGTGAAAAGCCCAACGAGCGTGGACTTCACACCGCGGCGCATTGCGTCCAGCAGCGATTCGATCACTTCCGTTTGGTAGTCGCGCAGTCTGAGCATGAAAACATCCTTGTTTTGAAAGAAGCCCGGGGGAGGGCCGGTCGGAGGGTCCGGCCCTCAACCCCGGGCGGCGCGTGTAACCGCGCCAGCAATCAACGGAACTCAGCGAACTCTTCTTCCTCCGCCTGCGCTTCCTGCCGCTTGCCGCCAAGCAGCTGGACACGCTGAACCTGAAGGACAACCTTCGACTTCTTCTGGCCGTCTTTCTCCCAGTGCTGCTGCTCCAACTCACCTTCGACCAGCACCGTGGTGCCGCGAGTGAGGTAGGCCAGCACATTGCCGACACGCCAATGGTCGCAATCCATGAACATCACATCCTGCGAACCATCCTTCCGCTTGCGGCCGTTGATGGCGACCGCATACCGGGCAACTTCCGACTCGCCGACCATGCGAGACTCAGCGTCTCGGGTGAGGTTGCCAACACCGATGAACTTGTTAAACGAACTAGCCATGAGCAACGGCCTCCTTCTGCCAGTGGCGGACGAATTCCGCCTTGCACCTATCGAACACGCTGCGGTCGATGGCCTTCTCGCGAAGACGCAACTCAACCTCAGACATCACCTTCCTCGCCGCAGCCTCGTCGGCCGCTTCAGCGATCTTGGTCTTCCATCCCTGCTCTCGCTGCAGCCCTGCAGCGGAGTTCGCCGGTGCCGGCCGACTGGTGGCCTGCACGCGGTTGTCCTCGCCATCGTCATCGGGTTCCCCACTGAACCCGCCAGTCAGGCTCATCAGCAGTGTCCGCTTGGCGTAAGTCACCGCCGATCCGAACCCCTGCATGTCACCCTTGCCGTTCACCAGCGGGGCGATGCCCGTGATGTACTGACCACTGGAGTGACGCAACGTGCCAACCAGCACCCACTGACTGCCGACCAACCCTGGCCGGAAGTCCGGCAGGGCAAGGCCGTTCTTTGTTAGCGGGCCACGCAACGAATCGCAGCAGGTCGCGTAGGACGAGAACCTGCTTTTGAAGTGCGGGTTCGCGGCGTCCAACTCAACGTGCTTGTACTCCGCCTGTGCCTTTGCCAGCGCCTTGGTTAACTCGCTTGTGTCGGGCGACGATGACGGTCCCAAGATGTGGTTACTGTCAGTCATACTGTGAGTACCTCCTCCTCCTTCTTGTTCGCCCAATTCGGGAACTGGAGTTCCGTGATCTCGCCCGCATCTGCGGACTCATAGACCCCCGTCTCCCGCCTCAGACGAACCTCCTCCATCACGCGGGCCATACGCAGGCCCGCCTCCTCAACAATCTCCGTTGGCAGATAGAAGACCCGGCATCCAAACGGAGCCATGGTCTGACAAAAGATGAACGGCATGCGGAAGTGATCCATGCCGAGAGCCATAGCCCCTTGGACATAGAGCCACTCCTGCTCCGCGTAGCCGAAATCAATCGCGCTGCGGAACACCTTGTCCCAAGTGCTGCTAGTGGACTTCATGTCCCACCACAGGCTCGGGGTGCAGCCGTCCGGCCTCACCTTGCACAGATGCCCCATCAGCTGGAAGAACACAGACACCTGCGTTTCAGTGGTCTGCTCAATCAGCTTTCTGGCCGCAGCGTTGGCCATGAGATGATCCAGCATCATCTCAAACTGCCAGCCCTCTTCAGCGTTGCAGTCGATCAACCCCTTGCGCTCTGCCTCTTCCTTCCACTGGTCGTACTTGGCCCCGCGGCGGTGGCCGTTGCTGGCAAGGACAGCAGCGGGAGGAATGGCAAGAACGTCAGTCAACTTTTTCCCCTCGCACACCGCCGTAACGATGGTGTCCCACTTGCTGCCGGTGCGGGTGCCGGCGTTCCCCCCGAACAGGGAGTAACCCAGGTCCAGCCAGTGCTGTGCCTCGCCGCCGTACTTGGCAACCGAGTGCAGGTAGCTGCGACCGAGAGCGTCGTTCTGCGAGTGGTAGTCCGTGTTGGACATGCCAATGATTTTCCGTGGCAAACTAGTCATCTGTACACCTCCTAGTAAGAAGCCGCCTCCGTGCGGCGAACCGAATCCCTCCGAAGACCACGGCGGAACAGAACCGCCGCCCGGCCCAACTGTCCGAGAGCGAGAAGGGTGAGCAGAGTGCCCACGCCGTGAAGAAAAATGACGACCACTAGCAAAGCCAGGACCGCCCCCCTTAGAATTCGGGAGAGCCACCCACTTGGGGGGCCGCTTCGACCGACTCTATCCAATTGAGCTAGGGGTGCCATATGCGAGCCGAGTATAGCAGGGGACTTGCGGGATCCAAAAGTGGGGGTAGTCTCACCCCCCTCAACCAGATCCACAAACTTTCCGAAAACAACATGACTCTCAGAGAGTTCGCGGAGGCTTACGCCCTCCAATCGGGGGCTTCTCCCGGCTACCGAGAGCAACTCATTGTGCTGACCAAGCGGCTCCCTTGGGGGGTGGCCGACTTGACCGTCAGCAACATTGATGCGTACCTCACGCATGCCCTTGGTCATCTCGCCGCCTCCACGGTGAACAACCATCGCCGGATGCTTAGCACCCTGCGACGAGCCGCCCTCCGAGACGGCCTTGTGGTGGACGATTGTACACGGCCGATCCGCCGTGTCAAGCACACCTTGCCGATGGTCCGCGCTTGGACCCATGACGAGATGCGCCACCTGCTTGCGGTAGCCGCGGAGATGCCGGGGGGTACGCTCCATTGCCCGCACCGAATCCTGCTTCCCGCGTGGATTCTGGTCGGCTACAGCAGCGGCCTGCGGCTGGGGGATCTGCTGGCCATTACCTACGATTCCCTGCGAGGGGATCGTCTGGCTACGGTTCTGCAGAAAACTCGCCAGCAACATGTCGTCGTCCTTGACGCTAATGCCTTGGAATCCATTCGCTCCCTGCCCCGTCGCGGCCCGAAGATTTTCGGTGGACTGGTCGGAAGGAGCCGGATCATAGTGGCCATGCGCGCACTTGTCAAACGTGCAGGTCTGACGGGGTCAGGCAAATACCTGCGCAGGGCCAGTGCAACTTACGCCCAATTAGCGGGAATGGACGCCACCGGACACTTAGGTCATTTGACCCCCGGCATGAAAAGGCACTACCTAGACCCCGTGATTCTGTCGGATCTGAAGCGGGCTGTGCCTAGCCTAGATATGGCCGGGATGCGCTAGAACTGCTGCGTCACCCCTAGAACCTGGAGGGGATCCAGTGCCAACTCTGCCTTCTTCTTGTCCCGCGCCCGCTTGGCGGCTTCGGACTGGACGATCTTGTAGAGCAGGTACATGTCCCTCTGCTGCTTGGGCATGGAGCGCAGGACTTCGTCGGGGACGGTGACGTTTTCGTACGTGCGGACACCGGGGGTGGACTCAAGCATCTTGTTGAGCATCTGGCGCGCCGCTTGCTGCTTGGTTCTCTCTTGGTCGATGTCCTCAAAGGTCAGGCCGGTTCCAGCGTTGAAGAACACCTTGGGCAGGCGGTCTACAAAATTGGGGATCCGGTCATCCAGCAGCTGACGCGCGACACCTAGCAGGCGCGAGCCGCCGGGAGCGTTGGAGATAGCCTGCTCCGCCAATCGGCCAACTTGGCCCAATCCCGCTGGCGCCAGGGGTTGTTCCAGCATGGAGTACAAGTCGGACATCTCTCGGCCGGAATAGAACTGTCTGTTGGTCAGGACTTCCAGCGGGCCTTTGATGAGCGGGTTGCTCTGGCCCAGCACATTGAGCAACGTGTTCTTAATACCGCTACCTGCCTTGTCCAGCAAGCTGTTGCCAGTGCCAGAAGAAACTAGATTGACGGGTCCGGCGTAAAACAAATCGATGTTGGACAGGTAACGTCGTAGCGGCGAGTCTGCTGGCAGCCCAAAGAAAGGAAGGTCTGATGGCCACGGGATGCTCGCCTTCTTCCGCATGTGTTCCGGCGTAAAGTTCTGCTCGGTCGCCTGCCCTCCGCGGTTCAGCGCCCGAATTGACTGCCCCATCATCCCGGCTGGATTGGTGGCAAGCTGGTCCGCAATGAGCGGCGTGATACCCTTGGTGTATGAATAGAACGGAAACGCGCGCTTCAGAACGTCGCGCTCAAAGTTCGTAAAAGCCTCGGGGCGGTAGTCCACCTGGGTCAGGTTGGCGATGCGTGCAGCTTCGTTTGGGGCGTAGCCTTTGCGGATGAGCGTCAGGTATGAGCCATGACGATTGCCAGCGTCAGTGAACTGAGCCGCCCGATCGCCGGCCTCAAGGATGGGATTGGTGTTGCCGCTGGCCGTTGAGATGGAGAACGGATTCAGCCAGTCTCTCCAAGTCGCACGCTTGGCGCGATCCAGTAGCGATTCGGTGTCTGGGGCGACGGCGCCCGGATACATGCCTCGCAGCCCGGCGTTGCCCGCACCGGACAGAAGTTCGTCGTTCGCCGTGGAGGTGCCAAGTCCTTCTGCACCCTGTTCGACCAGATACTGCCGCAGCTTGGCATCGTCGGTCGGCAGATCGCGGTAGCGGGGAAGGTCTTTGATCTTGCGAAGCAGGCCAGCGTAGTCGCCGTTGTTGATCTGGGTGCCAGTCAGCCAGTCGGATAGGCTGAACGCCTTTTTGGTGGCGGCAGAGAACGCGCCAGAATACGCATCGCGCGAGTACCGCGACGGCCAAAGAAGTGCCAGTGCCTTAAAACGCTTGGTGTAGTTGTCGTACGCTTCCAATGCCGGCGACAACTCTGGCGGAGTGCGCCCGCGCTCTAGCGTCTTCGACCAGTCATCGATGTACTTCTTGTTGAAGCTGATGTCATCCAGGCTGTTGACGCCAAGCGTCTCGCGCAGAACGTCGGGGGCGGTTTCGCCGGTCATGCCGAGTGCTTTCAGGGCATCGGCTGCGGTGTAGTTGACGCCGCCGGTCACCGCATCAGCTGCCGTGTTCTCGGCCTGTCGCTTCAGGATCTTCAGCATCTCTTGGGCGTTGACTTCGGTCCTGCCCCGGCCAAGCACGTAGCGAGAAAGCTCGTTGAAGGAGTTCTGCCCAAAGACAGGCAGGCCGGTAGCCGCGTGTTGCGGATCCATGCCGCGCACAAAATCGGCCAGCCGTGTGTGCAGCTTGTCTCTCCACACCTCGCGTTCAGCCAACGGGATCTGCTCGGATACGGCACTAAGCTGCGCACGCAACGATGATAAAAGATTCGGGTCGTTACTGCCGTGCGGGACAGCTTGCAGTTGTTCGCGTAACGACTGGGCCTGCTGGTTCAGCGGGTGGTTGGCAGGAAGTGGAGGGGCTTTGTAGAGATAGTTCCCCTCCTCGTCCATGGAATCCATCCAACCGTACAGGTCATTGCTCGGGCCAGACGCTTGGGACCAATCAACGCTCCCGTCCTCTCGCTGAATGAAGTCATCCAGCGAGGCGTCACGCATCCGCGGCGGCGCGTTGTTCTGCGGGTCGGCAAACCATCGCTCCAAGATGCCGCGGACATCCTCGTTCTTGGCACCTCGCAGTGCCTGCTGCAAGTCAGCGTCCAAGGACATGCGGTTGAGCGTGTCTGTCTGCCCCATCACGTCGTACGCTTCATCTCGCCCGCGCGATAGATTGTCATCGAACGCTATCGGCTTAGAGCCGCGCGTCTGTTGTCTCTTGAGGCGTTCCGGCGGTACGGTTCCTTCGGGCCATTGGGGGAGTTGCGGCTTGTCAAACGCCAGCTGCTGACGCGGGAACCAGTCGCCTCCCGTGCGAGAACGGAACTCCTCTAGCGGCAAGCCCAGTTTCTTGGCCTGCTCAACAGCCTCGTCGCGATAGCCGCTAACGTAATTCATCAGCGTCTGGACGGCGGGCAACTCCAAATACTGCGAGAGACTGCTTGGCGCCTCGCCGCCTTCCGCAACGACACGCAGGGAATCCGACAAGTCGGTTTCGCTGAGTGACGAGCCAGCCTGCCGGAGTGCTTGGTTCGCGTCGTACTGCAAGCCGGACAAAGCCAAGCGATCCGCGCGCTCGCGCTGCTTGCGCGCCGCCATAATCGTCTGCGCATCCAACTGCTTGTCGCGGTCAACGAACCCCATGACAGATGGGTCGAAAGCGGCCTGCACGCCGCGGGCAATGCGACCCGTGTATGGGTTGGTCATCATGCTTTCGCCAAGAGCGTCACCCGCCTTCGCCGCCCAGTCGCCCACAGCCTTGCCGTACAGGTCCGTGGCGTCGGACGAGAAGCCCGGGAGGCTGATGCGATTCATTCTGGCGAGAGGCTGATCCATCATGGCCTCGGTGCCACCGGCGCCCAAGAAGTCGCGCATGGCCGCATCTCGCGCCGCACCCTCTGGAACGGACCCTAACACCGAACGCGCCGTAGCTTCACGCAACGCTTCGCGTTCTCCCTTGCCAAGCACGTTGCGAGCATGCACGCCAAAATCATCCAGCAGGCCAGCGTTCTGCACAATGTTACCGGCTGCGGTTTTGGCACCCTTGCCCACAATCTGATTGAGCCCAAGTGAGGCGTACGTGAGCGGATCCAAAAGGAGTTCAGCCGCCAGCCCGCCCCCGAAGTTTCCCCAATTATCTTGGTCGCCAACCATGCCGTACTGTCGCAAAAGCTCACGGCCGTCTACGCGCTCGTCTGTGGTGTCCCACAGAGCGGACAGGGCTTTGCCTGGACCGCCAGACAAGCCGCCGCGAACCACGGCGCCGGGCGTATCAAGCAACCACCCCAGCCCCGCAAGGCCAGACGATCCGGCGGAAGCCAGCGTCTGAAGCATGCCCCGCTTCTCTTCCTCGGGCATGAGGTCGGAGAGTTGTGGCTTGCGCCTGCTGAGCGGGGCGATGCCTAGAGGGTCAAGCTCTTCGTCATCCTCTGGCAGCAGTCCCAGCTGGGCCTGCTGTTGCAGGAGTCCATCGGGATCGTAGATGTCAAAGAGTGGGGAGCGTGGCATGGGCCGTTAGTAGGGGTACGACGGCTCCATTGCGTCTACGGCATCCGGGGCCTTGGCGGGCGTGGTGGCGACCGGCCTTCCATGCGACTGCGCAATAGCCTCCGCTTCGGCCTTGCTAAGACCGTATTGGTTCATCATGTAATTAACCATTCGGTCATGGTCGCCCTGCGAGTACGGCCGCGAGCCCACGTTAGACTGATGCCAAGTATCAAACTCTGTCTTGGCTCGGTCGCGCCGTTGCTGCTTGGCCGCATCCGCCGCGATGCCGGCAGCAGGGCCGCCAAGCCCACCCGCAGCACCAAGGTTAATTCCGTTCAGCAGCCGCATGGCGTTCTGGGCGCCCATCGCATCAACGGTCAGCGGTGTGGTGTTGTCCATGTCAGGCCGTAGACCATTGGCCAAGACGGCACGCTGCCAGTCATTCATCGCTGGATCGCCCAGCGCGTTGAAGGCATTGACGGCGTTCTTCGCTGGATTGCGACCGGCCAGCATCATCTGCGAACGCCAAGAGTCTTCGCGCTTCTGCGCATCAGCTTGTCGGGCAGCTTGCACTTCCATGCGTGCGCCCACGCCAGAGCGCACCAGCTGCTTCTTCGCGCCCCCCTGCGCGGCAGGGGCACCCTGCTGGGCGATGAACTGACCTTGGCCGGCGCCTTGCGTTTGGCCGGGACCAACGGGAACCTCCAAGTCGGTGAACAACTCCGGGTGCTTCGCCCTGAATTCGGCGGGCGTCATGTTCGCCGCAGCGGCCATGCGGTAAAGCTGACGCTCGGAGTTGTATGCAGCCTGCCGCCGCTTCGCCAAGTCGGTCTGCTTATAGACCACATTGTTCTGCGAGATTGGGCCGGGCAACACGTCTGTATTGAACTTAGCGACTGGCTGACCGTCTGGGCCGATGATGCGATTGCCTGTTTCATCCAGCATCGGAGCTTCCATGTCATGCCGCTGCCCCGCGCGGCCGGGGGCGCCAGGAAGACCGTCAACCCCACCAGTGGGCGAAAGCCGATACGCGACCGTCCCATCGGGATTGGTAACCGGACGATAGCCTCGGGCCTCCATGTCCCTGTCTCGTCCAGACGGCGTGTACATGCCGTCACCAACGGGCGTACGAATGTTGTAATCGCGGGCTTCGCGCTCGGTGTACAACGGCTGCGGAGGTGCAACGCGAGAACCGTCAGGCATGCGGACTCCCGGCTCTCGCATGGGGTTGTAGCCCTTGGCGCGCAACTGCTCTGGCGTCAGCGGGATATCGTCGGGCGCCAATGCCGGCGGCGCGATGTCGGGCCCCACCGGCGCGCCAGTAGCCTCGTTGTAGTCGGACTCAAACCGCGCCTGCCGGTCCTTCGCACGCTTGTCGCCTTGCACGCGCTGCGCCAATGCGGCGTTGCCTTCGGGCGTGTTGTCCTGGTCGTACAGGCCACGCGGACGGTCACCACTGCGGGCCAACTCCTCGTCCGCCAACCGCTCGGCGTCTTGCTGAGAAAGCCCCGCAGCCACATACCGTCGCACCATCTCGTCGCGAGTCACATTCCCACGCACAGTCCAGCCACGCCCCGGGGCGGTGCTGGTTCTCACAACCGGATCGGGCGTGATCGGCGTGGCAGAAGCGTCAAGCGGATCAACGGTGCTGGGCCTGAGATCAATGGACATCGCATCTCCTATCGGGTCTGTGCTACGTTGCGTTGCTGGTCGCCCATGGCCTGAAGCCGTCTCACTTCAGCCATGATCTGCTGGGCCTGCGGAACTTCACCGCCCGCCTTGCGGCGCATCTCGTTCAACTGAGCGATGAGAGCCTGGGCTTGGCTGTGCGGATCGCTGGCCCCCTGCTGCGGAGGCGTGGCGTTGCGCTTCTGATTGCTGAGAGCCAACAGCCGGTTGATCTCCGCCATCATCTGCTTGGCTTCTGGCACCTCGCCGCCAGCCTGCCGCCGCATCTGATTCAACTGGGCGATCAGTTCTTGAGCCTGCTCGCGCGGGTCGGTGGAAGACTGCACTGCAGGTGCCGGGCGAGCCTCGCTAGCAAGGTCTGCCGTTCCTTCCGTGGAGGTCAGCGGCTCGTCGCCTGCGGGCTTGGGGGGCGCGGCAGTAGGCTTCGGCGCCGCGGCGGGTGGCGCAGCCTTGGGTGGAGTGGCTGCGGCTTCCGGCGTACCGCTAGAACTAGACAGGGCAAGCGCACCGGCCCCTAGCGCACCAGCCCCGGCCACACCGGCACCAATAAGGCCAGCGTCCTGCATGAGTTCGCCGCGCTGGGCGGACGCCTCCATGGCAGCACGCATCTTGGAGGAGTTGGCATTGGCCTCTTGGATTGCATCCTGGGCGGGCTTGGCGAACGGCTGGTTGCGAAGGTTTGCAGTGCGCCCCTTCAGGAGGTTGTCGTATGCGGTGGCCCGCTGATCCATCTGATTCCACAGCGGGGAGCCAAGAGACATGTCGGGCCCGGCGGGGGCAGCGTGGCCAAGCCCAGCGGCCATGCTGGGGTCGGACAGCGGGATGGCATTGTCAGGAAGCACATGCACGTTGCTGAAGTCAGGATCCGCCTGCCTTGCGGCACGGGCGGCAATGGCCGGGTCAATAACCACTTCGGCGGCGGCTCGCGCGGCACCAGGAGGAGGAAGAACAACTCCGCTATTAGACAGCAGGCGTCGAATGCCATCGGCAACGTCATCCGCGTAGCGCGCAGGATTCGGCATTACTTCTTCCCCTTCTTCTTCGGAATCTCGGGCATCTCTTCGCCGTCCAGCGGGCCGTCATCGTCCTCAACCAGCGGCGTGTTGGGCTTGCCGTGCATCTCTTCGTCCAGGTCGGCCAAGTCGTTCTTCGGACGCTTCTCAGCCTTCTCTTCGGAGCGGCCCAGCTTGGCGATAATCTTCTTTTCCTCTTCGTCGCTGGCGGCGAGCAGCTGCTTCACCAGCCTCTTCAGGCCAGCCTGCGTCAGGTCATCCAGATCAAAGTCGATGCGGGCCATTAGTTAAGCAAGCCTCCAAGAAGCGAATTGACGAAGCTCATCTGCTGCTGCTGTCGTTGCAGTGCCATCATGGCGTTGGCGTTGTTTTGTTGTTGCTGAAGCGCGCCGAGTTGCTGGGCGTACTGCTGCTGTTGCTGCTGACCCTGCAGTTGCGTGCTTGCGTTGGCTGTGGCATCGCCGGCCTTTTGGCTGTACGCCTCGGCAATCCCAGACGCCAGTTTCTGCGAGGCATCAATGCCCGCTTGGCCCCACTGCCCACCACCGCGCGACATCCCGCCGCGGTCATACTGCTTCACGTTGAAGCGAGGGTCGCCCGCTGCCATCGCATTGGCGTAGTTGTTGTTAAATACCGACTGCGTGGTCTGCGGCGTGAATCCGGCAGGGCGCGGCTGGTTGACGGTGACGCTGTTCTGGTTCATCCAAAGAGTCCTGAGAGCAAGCCGCTATAGGCATTCATAGCCGCCCCGGCGCGCGAGGTTTCCAGTTGTCTCTGCTGCTGTTGGGCAGATGCCATCTGCTGCAGGCCAGCAAGAGACAGGTCGTTCTGCGCCCGCTGCTGCTGAAGGCCGTAGTCGGTGTTGGCCTTCTCTGCAGAGTGCCGCAGCTGCGCCATGTTCCCCTGGCCACGCGCACTAAGAATGTCTTGGTGCGAACCGGGGTAAGCGTAGGGCGACTTCCGAAGCATGTCGGTCTTCGCTGAAGACAGGAGCGCCTCGGTGATCGGCGGCGCATTCTGCAGGCCGCTGTTGTATGTAATCATGCAACCCCCAGCTGACCGTTGGCGAACGCAAGCGCATCACGCATCTTGGCAACCTGCTGCGCGCGCGTGTCAAAACCATAATAAGACTTGTGAAAGTCACTCAGCGCGTTGGGCATGCGGTCCTCCATCATGGAGTCCATGAGGCCAGAGGTCAGCTGGGACTTGCGAGCCTCAAGCATGTTCTGCGTCGGCGTCTTCCACTGCGGCAGATTGCCGATGGTGGTCTTGTAGGTGTTGTCGATAAACCTGTTGGAGTCGCCATAGGCAGACTTAGCGTCGTTCCACCCGGAGCCCATCTGGCCCTGCACGCCACCAAGCCGGTTCGCGGAGTCGCCGTAGCCATAGGTCAGGCCAGACAAAACGTCCGTGACGTTGATGTTCTGCGGGTCGCGCGGGCGGGTCTGGTTGGCGTAGTAGTCCTGCATGCCCCGTTCTGAAGCATCCAGGTTCAGTGCATTCATGCCATAGAGCCCGCTCAACGCTTGGCCCATCATCTGCGACGGCATGCCGCGCGAGGACATGTGCTGGCCGGTAAGCGTGTTGACGCCGCCGGCATAGTTGCGATCCAGTCGGTCGGCAATGTCCGTGGAGTTCAGGTCGCCTCGCACGGAATCCAGCCCGGCCATGGTGCGATCCAGCATGCCACTCAAAGCACCATTCGTCTGGGGCGCCGCGGGAGCGTCAGACCCATACGTGCCAGAGGCCAAGGAGCCTTCCGGCCCAGTGGCCTGGAATCCACCGCCGCTGCCGCCGCCACCACCACCGAACAGGCCGGGGAGCGAACTGGCGATGCCGAACCCAAGGCCAGCCTTGGCGTAGGAGTTCCCCAAAGATCCGATGGCGTTGTTTCTGCTCTGGCCCAGCTGACTCAGGCCGGTCTGATTGGCCGCACCCAGATCCGACATCGCCTTGTTGTAAGCGGCTTGGTTCTGCGCCCACGCCTGCATGGCGGAACTAGTGGCGGAACCGGCTGCGCCAAGAGCCGCGGAGCCGATGTTGCCGATGGCGCCCTGCTGAGCAGCAGCTGCCATGGAGTTGTAGCCGTTCTGGGCGTTCTGGTTATTCAGCGCGTTAGCCTGCGCCTGGGCGACATTGCCAAGCCCGGCGGCATAGGCCCCATAGTTGCTGGCATAGGAGTTGCCAAGGCCAGCCAGGGCCTGCATGTAGCCGTTCTGTCCCTGGACGAAATTGCCGTAGTTCTTCTGCCGCTGATCGGCAAAGGCTGCGGGCTGTGCTGCCAGAACCTGCTGTGTCTTGTAGACCTCTGGGAGCGCCGCCGCCCCCACGCCGGCATTAACCGACCCCCAGGTCTTATCAAAGTTTCCAAAAGAAGCCATGGCGTTCTCCTACTTGTTATTGTCCTTCTGGGCAGCTTTCTTTCGCGCATTGGAAATTGCCCGTCGAACAAGCACTTTTGCGCCCATTCGGACGAAGGGAAGCCCCCTGGCATCGGCCTGTTCTTTCAGCCAATCCAAGATGGTTTCGATGTTTTCCGCACACCATCCGGGGGTTTCCGCTTCCCGGCGATCCATCTCTGCGGCACGGGCGTTACAAGAACAATTGGGGGTGGCGACGATTCCGATGTACTTCAGCAGGGCTTTGAGTTCCGTGCCTGGGCCAAAGTCAACGCGGACAGGTGTTTTGCGTGCCCGCAAATCCAGAAACCACTGGGGCACAATGTGTCGGTTTTCTGCAGGCGGGCCTTTACCCACAGCCAAAACAGTGACATCTCCAAAATCCCAATCATTAAGCACGCTCTCAATGGCGTTGCGATCCTCTAGAGAGGAATGCTGCAACAGCCACTGCACGGCCTCCTCCCGCCGCGCCCACCACTGCTCTCGCTGATCGGGAATTTGCAGTGCCGCAAGAAGACTAGACAGCGTGTCTGGTCGGCCAGTGCGCAGCCCACGTACGACCACCATAATCTTATATTCTAACTCTTCAGCTAGTCGGGTATACATATGCAACCTAGATCGCAGTCGGGCGTGGGGGCGAAACCGCTAGGGCAGCAGCAAGGTGCATCGGGACAGTTGCCACCTGTCTCTGTGGGATTGCACCGGCACGGGAATGTCTCGTAGCCGCACACTCCGCAGGTACCAGAACAGCACCGGCCGCCACTGCATTTCTGAGCGCCAGGGCAGCACTCGCCATTGCAACATTGGCTAGGGTCGCATCGATTGACGCAAACGCCGTCCACGCAATCCTGGCATGCGCCGCACGGTGGGTCGCAGGGCGCCGGATCTGGGTCCGGCGGCGGGTCTGGGTCGGTGTTCGCCCTGCAGCTGCTGACGCACGCTTCCATCGACCTGAACCGCCGCCGCCCGTCTGAGCAGAACCCGGCATTCTCCTGATAGCACATGCCGCTCTGACTATCGCAGCAGTAAGACTGAATAGGCCCCGGGTCTTCCGGCGGCGGAGGGGGAGGGGGTGGTGGTGGTGGGCCAGAGCCATCTCCTGGGCAAGTGGTGGCGGCTCCTGCAAATTCACCGCCCCGGTACACGCAGTCGCATGGGTTGGTTTGGATGCAGGAGTAAACGCCGTCCGCGTTCAGCCAACAGGCACCGTCCCTGCAATCATTGTCTGATGACCAAGACAGGCCGCTGCATGCCTTGCAGTTGCACCGGGCCACTCCGGTTGTGCAGTCCGCGCGGTTGCAGCACCGGCCGGGATTAGTACACGTCATGGGGCCAAGTAGTCGATGGCGTCGGTCGGAGCGTCGGTGGCCAGATCAACAGACAGCGTCAAATCCTGCTCCCAGAGTTTGATAGTGCAGTCATCGTTCACCGTCGCCTTAAACACATACGGGAGGGTCAGGGATCCCTGAACGTCCACTCGCGTCACAAATTTCTTGCGGGCGCGCCGCCCCTGGGCTCCCTGCCGAGACAGGCGCATGTCGTAGAAGTTGGATTCGTAGTTTTCCGTGTATTCGCCAACTTGGCTCGGAGAGAAGAACGGCGAGGGCAGGGGGGCGTTGTTGATTGTGGTGGCGTTGATGTTCTGCGCCGTCACGTTGTTGGTAGTCAGGTTCTGGTAGGTGGCGTTGTTAGCGGAGGTGTTGTCGAAAAAGCTGTTCCCGCCCACGTTGAAGGTCGGCCCGCCGTAGTAGCTGTTGGCCGCAAACTCTTGGCTCGTCGGAAAGGAGAACTGCGCGCCGTTGTAGTTGGTGCTGTACCAGTCCCCGTTGGTGTAGCCGCCGATGTTGGGGGCTTCGTAGTAATACTGAGACGAGTTCTGCGGGAACACGTACTGGTATTGCTGGGGGTTCCACGTTCCTCCGACAGCCACCCCGTTGTTGTTGGGTGGCTGTGGCGCAGACAGCGTGACCGGCCCGCGGTGCGTGAGCGGTTGCTGGCAATTGCCCAGCGCCTGAACGACGGCTTGCACCGCCACGGCCGGCAGGACTCCGCTGAGAGCGTTGAACAGTGATGGAGCGGATTGTGTGTACATCAGCTGACGCCTTCGATGGTGAGTCCGTACAACCGAACAACGTCACCGGCCACCGTGCTTGCCTGCGTGCCGGCGACAGCCACCGCCACATGCCGGTCGCCGCCGACACTGCGCTCGTCCCTGTGGCCTGAGAAGTACGCTTTTGCAAACCCGTTGGACGGACCAAGAGACGAGCGCGCAGATCGGAGATCCAGCACTGCGGCCGTGGAGCCTGCCGCGGAAGCAAACCCACCCCGGTCTGTGGATATTGCTGCTGGGCGCGGGGAAGGGGAGTTGTTGTAGTGCAGTCGCACTTGCATCTGCGAGCTATTGACGGTCGGGCTGTACAGGACGCCAATCGACCTGCTGCCGCCGTCCGTTTGCGATTCGCCCAGAGGCATGTTGCCAGTGCGGAACTCATACGGGATCGGGGTGCCTTGGAGGTCGGCGTAGCCGCCGCTATATGCAAATGCCCCAGAGCCAGTTCCCCACAGGGTGTCCTGCCGACCAGCGATCACTCCTTCTGTGGAGGCCGTGACGGCCGTCGCGAACACCTCTTCCCACCATGTCTTGGTAGCTATGCAATAGCAGAGGGCGCGCGTGGGAAGGGACTCGCCGGTCCTGCAGTAGAAAAACCGAATCACCTGGGCGCCATGATCGGCGCGGACGTGAAAGGCTGCGGAAGCCTGGAAGTTTATGACGCGCTCTCGCCAGTAGTTGTCCACCGGGATCGATACCGGCTCCGCCTGCTGGCCGTCGAATGCGTAGAGTCCATAGCTATCTACGATGTATGCGATTCCGCCCAGAACGTCCCAGCAATTCTGACTGAGTATGCCGCGATAGGCCACCAGCGTTATAGACGCATCAAGCACCGGCTGGGCCACGTACTGCAGGCGATACAAGTGGCGAGCCTGGCACACCGCAAGCAGCGACCCCAGTGGGACTAGGGCTACGATTGCATCGGGGTCCGCCACACTCTCCTGCAGGACAAGCTCGTTGCTTTCCGGCACGGATTCCGGCTCGTCAACCTCACTGTACAGGAGCGAGTTGGGCCTGTCCCCGGAGGTGTCCACGGCATACCACGCCCGATCTTGGAACATGGTGGCCACGCCGTAGTTCCCGGGAGGCGCCTGGAATCGGCGGGCGTTAATCTGTCCGTTTGGCAGCGTGACAGGCATGAGCCCGTACTGCTCGCGATCAGTGTCGCGCAAATCATCGTCCGACAACGTGTCTGTGTACGAACCAAAAAAGCTGGGGGAGGAGCGCTGGATGGTCGCCACGCGGAATAGCACCACGGACTGATCGGCGGTGGTGCGCCATAGTTCCATGGCGGTGACGCGATCCTCCAGGCCACTGTGGGTGAATGCCCACGTCAACGATCCAGAGCCATTGGGAATGTCCACTTCCTCCAGATCGGAAATGGAAGACGGTATTGGGCCACCGCGACTTTCAGGCGTGGAGTCTAGATAGCGAATGCAGCACTTGTACGTGCCGCTCATGGGCGCGGTGAGTGTGGCAGTGGCCTTGGCGGTGGAGTCAATGACAAAGGCAGAGGGAATGGCTGAATACTGACCACCGGCATACACGGTCGCAGCAGTGAGGCTTCCGCCGCTAATGACTGCCGTAGCAGCGGCGCCGCCACCAACCGGATCTTCCGGTGCGGCGCGGAACGTAATGACCGGAGCCGACCGATAGCCAGTCCCCCCGGCGCTCACGGTCAGCGCGCTGACGCGGTACACCATATCCACCGACACTTGCGCGCCCGTGCCCCCGCCGACCAGCATGGCCGTCACGCCGCTGGTGGTTGCGCCGGTCCCAGCAGACAGGAGGCGAAGGGCCGTCACCTTGCCGCCCGCCACCGTCACGCTCGCCGCAGCGCGAGTCAGGCCCTGCGCCGTGGAGAAGACGAGGTCTGGCGCGGCTGTGTACCCCGTGCCTTGGGAGGCGATCGAAAGGGAATCAACTTGGCCAACGACGCCAACAGACAGCGTAGCCCCGCCCGCCAAGCCGCCGGACAGAGTGACCGCAGGAGTGTCTTGGTATCCCGCCCCGCCATCGGTGACATCAACGCGCGTCACGCGACCGTTTGTCAGCGTGGCCTTTGCGACCGCATCGCGACTAGGCGTGCCGCCAGAGAACACCACGGACGGCACGTTGTTGTAGCCCGCCCCGGCATTCACTAGCTGGACGGCGCTGACATACCGATTGCCGGCGGACGAACTCGCCGTTACGGCAGGCGCGGTGGCTGGCTTGGAAATGCCAATGACTTCGACTGTGGCGCTGTCGCCCGTCCACCGCAGACCGCGGCCCATGCCGTCCACACCGTACATGTCATTACCACGCCCCTTAAAGAAGCATGTCGGACGCAACGGGCCGGTGTACGCAAACGCCGTGGCTGCAGCCCCCGAGCCGCTGCCGCCGGAAAACTGGATCTGCGGAGAGCCCGTGTAGCCAGTCCCGCCAGCGGTCAGAACCACAGACTCCACGGCCGTCCCTGCCATGTGCGCCACCGCGGCGGCGCCCGTGCCACCGCCGCCGATCACCGCTACCGTTGGAGGCGATGCGTAGCCCGAGCCACCCGTCAGCACAGACACGGTGACCACAGAGCCAGATTGACGAGTCGCGATGATGGACATTATGGATGCCAGAAGGGCAGGGAGGGTGGCTGAAAGACTTGGCCATAGCGCGTCCATGCGCTGTACCGCACTGACTCTACCGCAGATGGCGAGATTTGGTTTCCGCCCAAAGACCCAACGGCAGTGTTCAGATTTCCAGAACCGCTTGTGGCGTTGGCGCTGTTCATGTAATACGACTGCACGCCATTCACATACAGATAGCCACTGCCGCTAGACCCCTCGTAGGCAAAATGCGCCCACTGACCGTTCAGGCCAGACACCGTCTGGCTGGTGTATGAGTGCGTAGACCCGAGCGATGAGCCGTAATACAGTCGCACTACTGCGCTGCCGCTGGAATACGACACAACCAGATACGCCGTCATGCTTGCGCGGTAGAAGGGGATATTCAGGATGGGCTCTGCCGTTTGCCCTGAAGCGGGCATCTTCATCCACCACTCCAAGGTGTGGCCGGTTCGATCAAAGGGGTATGGAGGCGATGGCGCAGTGGCGAGCGTGCCGCCAAAATTAATCACCGGGGTCTGGTCGCTGTTTTGCAAAAACCCAAAGCGCCCCGAGCCCGAAGTGGTTGACGTGCTGCCGCTGGTGGACGAAATGCTTCCGTTCAATTGGCGAGTGAAAGTCTTGGCTGTATTGGCGTCCCAGAGGTACAGCACGCCATCCCAGTACGGGTCCGAGTTGTCTGGAGAAGTGAGGTCGCTTGTGGTCGCATACGTGGACCCGCTGAGTGCGCTTGTTATCCCATTAGACACAAGAGAGCGAATTCGGAACGGACTGCTGGGAGCCGGGGAAATCCAGTATTTCGCCTTGCCTGTCCCGCGGTAGCCACGCCACATCCTGCCTGCAGGCGATGTCGGGTAAGCCTGAATGCCGCTGGGGCGAGACACTGCCGTCCACGTTGCCCCGGCGTCCGTGCTGTAGTCGCACGCCAAGTCTTCGGTGCCGCACGCGGGGCCCTTGGCTGGGAGCGTGACGTTCAGCACGCACGCGCCACCGGCAAACTCCACAGAATCTATGGAGTGCGAATCGGCCGTAGTGCCAGAAATGAGCGTCACGGAGTTGGAGGCACCGTACGAACCAGTGGCCGCAAAGTTGGTGAACGCAAGCTGCGCCCTCCACTGCGGCAGGCCGCCGCAGGCCGGAACAATCGCCGTGCGAGCGGACCAGTCGATCTTGGCGTTGTAGATCGCTTGGTCTATGGTGTTGCCGCTGAGCGTGCTTCCAGTGCCGACTTGGTAGTACAGCTTGTAGCCAGTGATAGCCGCCCCCCCATCGTCCACAGCCGGCCAGGTGAGGGTCACAAACCCAGCGCCAGCCGTTGCGGTAACGGTGGGGGTGCCGGGCGCGGTTGCGATAACGCCTGTAACGGGCGTTGACGTGTACGGGCCCGCCCCCACGGTGGACACTGCAGCCACGCGGTAATAGTATGCCGTAGTCGCGTTTAAGCCAGTGATTGTGGTCGAAGTGGCGGTGCCCGCGCCGTCAGCATGCAGCGTCCACGGCCCAGAAGAACTGGTGCTGTATTGGACGAGATAGTCTGTGATCCGCGAGCCGTAGGCGTTGGGGGCGGTCCAGGACAGAGTCAGCGTGGTGTCTGTAAGGCTGGTCGCGTATTTGCTGGTGATCGTTGGCGTGGCCACCGCCGCAGGAACCTGACCAACCACTACGCTTGCGGACTCCGCGCTGTAGGCTCCGGTTCCGGCTGCGTTGACAGCCGCCACGCGGAAGAAGTACGTGAACCCGTTGGTGAGGCCCGAGATCGTATACTCCAGCACCGCATCCACCGTCCCATAGGTAGTCCATGTGGTGGTTGTGCTGCGGCGATACTGAAGCACGTAGCCGGTGATCGGCGTGCCGCCCGTGGACGTGGGTTGCGTCCAACTGGCGAACATCTGAGTGTTGCCGCCGCTGATCGCAGCGTTGGTCGGCGCACCCGGAGGCCCGATGGGAATAAATGCGGAGCTAGGAGTGCTGTAGTTTCCCGTGCCTACCGCACTCACGGCCGCGACCCGGAACGTGTAAGCAATTCCATTGGTCAGTCCGGCGACAGTTGTCTGCAGGACGGTAGACGTGCCATCAGAAACGGTTGTCCAAGACGTGCCGTCCGTGGAATACTGAATCAGATAGTCTGTGATGACGCTTCCGCCCGAATCGGTCGGCGCCGACCAGCGCACTGTCACAGAGCCGTTGCCTACTGTGCCGGCGACATTGGTTGGGGCCAAAGGAACCGTCTGCGGCGTCACTGAGGACGAAGTCACATACGCGCTGGCACCCTCTGAGTTGACGGTGGCAACGCGATAGGTGTAAGCGGTCCCATTGGTCAGGCCGGTAGCGGTGTAGGACGTTGCAGCGCTAGCGCTCTTGGTGACGGTAGAATATGCCCCGCCAGCCACAGACACTTGGATCTGATAGTCGGTGATTGCCGCCCCGCCGTTGCTGGCTGGGGCGGTCCATGACAGGGCGATCTGAGAATTCCCGGGCGTGGCCGTCAGGCCGGTGGGGGTTCCCGGGAGTGTTCTTGGGGTCACATTGCCTGTGGAAGCGGAGTATGGTCCCGCCCCCACGGAGTTGACTGCCGACACACGGAACTGATAGGCCGTGCCGTTGGTCAGCTGCGTGACAAAGTAGGAGGTGTCTGTGTTTGTGCCGTCCGACAGCGTAGACCACGTCGCCCCTGAATCCGTAGATCGCTGAATGACATAGTCTGTGATTCCGCCGACGTGGTTGGCAGAGGGTGCCTGCCACTGCAATGTCACCTGCGCGTTGCCGTGGGTCGCGGTCAGGCTGGCCACTTGGTCGGGCACGCCAATGGGATACACAGGGGTCATGTATGTGGCGTAGTCGCTCGTCCCAACTGCGTTGCGAGCCGCCACGCGAAACACGTATGCCTGACCGTTCGTTAAGCCCGTAACGGTGGCGGAGGTGCTAGTGGAGGTGCCGTCCGCAAAGACCGTCCACGCCTGACCGGCATTGGCGCTGTACTCAACCGCATAGTCGGTGAGGACTGATCCGCCATTGTTGGTGGGCGCAGACCATGTCAGCGAAGCACCGGAGTTGGCGGCGGTCGCCAAGAGATTGGTCGGTGATGCCGGCGCACCAACCGGAGTGGCTGACGCAGATGCCGCGCTGTAGGGCCCAATTCCGTAGTTGTTCGTCGCCGCCACGCGGAACACATATGCCTGACCGTTCGTCAGGCCAGCAGCAGTGGCAGCACTGGCAGTGGCGGAGAGCGCGTAGCTCCACACGGTCCCGCCGTCCAGCGACACCTGCACAGTGTAGCCCGTGATGTCGCTGCCCCCAGTGACGGCCGGCGGATCCCAGTCCAGGGCCACGGACGAGGTCTGAGGAACCGCCGTCACGTTGAGCGGCGCGCTGGGGACGCCGGTCAGCGATGGTGCGCCGTCCGAAGCCGTAGACCTTCCAGAGAAGATAGTGCCTACAGCGTCTTGGTAGACAATCACGCTGCCGCCCGCATGCTGAAAAGAAAACGACGCCACCACAGGACGAGTGGCAGACACCGTGCTAGACAGCGTGTACGCCTGCATGCCAGGGCGCACGCTCAGCTGGCCGGGAGACAGGCACTGCACGTTGACTTGCGTGACGGCTGCGCCGGGAGGCAGTGAGTACGGAGACGCATTGGTGACCAGCCCAGCGAATTTTTCGATGTTGATCACGGGTTGCCACCGTCGAAGTTGTCGGACTGCAAGGGTGTCCGCCATGCCATGGCGTCAAAGATGACTCGCTGCGGTTGCTGGAATGGCGTCAGCGCGTCCGACTCCATGGCCAGACGAAGGTCGCGCTGGTACATGGCGAAGGCGTTGTCAGGCTTGGCGTTCCGCGTGCGAGCCAGCCAGTACGCTGAGCAGGACAGGAACCCGTTGTGCATTCCGGTGGGCATGTCCACTATGTCGGTAATGAGGTACTTAACCCCCGTGGCCGTGAGGGGCGTGGCCAGAGTGCAAGACGTGGCGCTAGACACAGCCGCAATGACGGCCTCTCCTTGGTAGGGCGCCATGGAGCCGTCGCTTCCAGGGAAGTCCGCGGACGTTCCCAGGCGAAGCACAGACCCCACCATAGCCGCCGAGAACGCCGTGCCAGTTCCCGTGACCTCCACCCCAGACACAGTGACAGTGCCTTGCCGCGAACTAGCCTCATGCCCAGAGATCCTCAACCGCCGCGGAAGGCGCCGGTAGGTGAAGTCCAGATTAGAGTTTGCCACCGGATAGCCGATGACCTTAATCGCCCACCCCGTTCCCTGCGGGTCCTTGATCACCGTCCACGCATGAGGAGGGCCCGCGAGGTTGTTCGCATTCTCCAGCTTCATCGCTTGGTCGGCCGACACATAGATGAATCGCGTCCATGCCACATGGTCAATGGGCGAATCCAAGGACCGGAAATCAGACGGCAGTGGGAAGGTGTCCTGGTACAGCGTTGCCGCGGTCGGGCTTACCAGATCGCTAGATGGCGTGAGGATCGGGTCGCACAGCAGGCGGGTGCTGCTTACGCGGGTGGCAATCTTGGCGACCGTGTTGTTGAGGCGCATGCGACACAACACCGAATTATTCGGAAATGCGTCACCAGATGCCAAGTCAAAGAACCTTGTGTTCTGGCTGTAGGTGACGGTTCCATTCCAGTTGATGGAGAACTTGATGCGCCCGTGGGTCTGGTAGTAGTTCCAGTCACGGAGCGTGGAGATTTCGCTATACGCTCGCTGGATGGACGTGCGAATGTCGGCCTGCTCTGCGTCCTGCGGACCACCAAAGCTGCTGGTGATCAAATGCTCAACGGCGTCGAAGTAGGTCAGCATGTTTCACCAGTGTGTTGATAATCGCTCGCTCATGTCACCTCCACCCACGCCAGCGTCGGCTCATCCCAGCGATACAGCTTGTCATCGGCTGGCATCGGTGTCGGCGGTTGCCAGTCATGGCTGGCATCTAGCGTCCATGAAGGGAATGGCTGCGGTGCGATAAACACGTCCGCATCCGCGTCGTAGCGGTAGCCGATGCCAGCGAATCGCCTGCGGATGCTGTTGTTGTAGCTCGTCTGCACCCAGCGACCACCCAGCAGGCTCTCGCAGAACGCGATGCCCTTGGCTTCGCTCTCAACGCCGTTGTCGATCAACTCGGCGTTGGCGACGACGATGACCTGAGTAACGACGTTGCTTTCGTTTAGCTGTGCGAAGTGTGCCATCAGAACGTGATGCTCCCGGTGCCAGTGAACGTGTAGATGACGCTGCCGCCGCTGTTGGTTACCACGGGGCTTCCAGTTGTCGCAGTTGCAGCGGACTGCGACTTGATGATCACCACGCCGCTTCCGCCAGCAGCACCGGAGTCGCCGCCTGCGCCCTGCCCAGAGTTTGCCGTGCCAGCAGCCCCAACCGAGTTAGCGCCGTTAACTGGCGTGACTTGATCCGCCCCCACCGAGATGCCAGCACCGCCGCCGGAAAAATACCGCGTGCCAGAGTAGAGGACGCCGACGCTAGCCGCTGCCGCGAGCGTGCTGTACGAGCCAACACCGTCGCCGCCAGCGCCAGCGGTGCCGCCGGATGCGTTTCCGCCAGCACTCGCCGCACCACCGCCGCCGCCAGAGCC